GTTAAGAGACTCAAAGATATGCATAAGGAATTGCGACTTTGCAGTGATAAAAAAATATATGAAAGTGATATTAAGCCAGAAGTTAGATGTCTTGCTGAAAATTATTTAAACTTAGATTCACCAAAATTGAATGTAGCGTTTTTCGATATTGAGGTTGATTTTGATGCCACTAAAGGATTTGCGCCGCCTGAAGATCCGTTCATGCCAATCACTGCAATTACCGTACATCTGCAATGGACAGACCAACTTGTGACGTTTGTTATGCCACCAGAGCATATGAGAGATGGTGAAGGTCTAATAGAAGCACAGCGTCTATGTGATAAATTCCCAGATACATTTCTGTATCTAAGCGAAGCAGATATGTTAAACGACTTCTTAACATTGATAGAAGATGCAGACGTTCTTAGCGGATGGAATAGCGAAGGCTTTGATATTCCATATACAGTAAATCGTATTGTTAAAGTTTTAAGTAAATCACATACTCGTAAATTATGTTTATGGGATCTTCTTCCAAAAGCAAAGACTGTTATTAAATATGGTAAGGAACAAGTTAGTTATGTATTGAGTGGACGCATTCATCTAGATTATCTAGAATTGTATCGTAAGTATACATATCATGAAATGCATTCATACTCACTTGATGCTATTGGCGAGTATGAACTTAATGAACGTAAAATTGCATATGAAGGTACACTAGACCAACTATATAATCAAGATTTTTATAAGTTTATAGAATACAATAGACAAGATGTTGCGTTACTTGATAATCTAGATAAAAAACTTCGATTTATCGATCTAGCAAATGAAATTGCACACGATAATACTGTTAATATTCAGACTACAATGGGTGCCGTTGCTGTTACTGAACAAGCAATTATTAATGAAGCGCACAGACGAGGCATGGTTGTCCCTGACAGAAAGAAACGTAGTTGGGATGTCGAAGATGAAGATTACGAACCAACACTAGAAGAAGAAGCCGCAGCAGAAGCACAAAAAGCAGCAGGTGCATTTGTTGCGAATCCACAAACTGGTATACAAAAATGGGTTGCAGGTATTGATATTAATTCACTATATCCCAGTATTATTCGTGCATTGAATATGTCGCCCGAAACTATTACCGCACAACTCAGACAAGATTACACAGAAGAAATGATACAAAATCGTATCAGGGCTGGGCGCGGCAGTAAGAACAAAGGCTTTGGTGCAGCACAGGCTTGGGAGGATACATTTTCAACCGAAGAGTTTCGCTTTCTTAATGAAAAAGATAAAGCAAATATTATGAACTTAGATATGGAAAATGGTGAAGTACACGAAGTATCAGGTGCGGAAGCATTCGATTTAGTGTATAACTCAGGTCTTCCATGGGCTATAAGCGCGAATGGTACCGTATTCAAACAAGATGTCCAAGGTATTATTCCCAGTCTATTAGAACGTTGGTATGCTGAACGTAAAGTTCTTCAAAAAAATATGCGTGAAGTTAGAGAAAATGGTGGCACAGACGAAGAGATTGCGTTCTGGGACAAACGACAATTAGTTAAAAAAATTAACTTGAATAGTTTGTATGGTGCGATTCTAAATCAAGGTTGTCGATTTTATGACAAACGTATCGGACAATCAACTACACTATCTGGTCGTTGTATCACACGACATATGGGCGCAAAAACTAATGAAGTTATTGACGGCACATATGATTACAAAGGCAAGTCTGTAATTTATGGCGATACCGACTCTATCTACTATTCAATGTATCCATCATATCAAAAAGAGATTGATAATGGAGATATCGAATGGGATAAAGAAATTGCTCTTATGATGTATGATGAAATCGCTAATCAAGTTAATGCTAGTTTTCCAGATTTCATGAAAGAGTTCTTTAATTGTCCTCGCAACCAAGGTGAAATCATTGCTGCTGGTCGTGAAAACTTGGCAACTATGGCTATCTTTATTAAGAAGAAAAGATATGCTATGCTTATCTATGACGATGATGGCGTTCGGCGTGATATCGATGGTAAGCCTGGTAAAGTTAAAGCGATGGGGCTTGACTTGAAGCGAAGTGATACTCCTGATTATATGCAAAGATTTCTCAGTGAATGTCTTATTAAAGTTCTTACTGGTGGTGACCAAAATGATATTGTTAACATGGTTAAAGAATTTAAAAAAGAGTTTCGTGATAAACCTGGTTGGGAAAAAGGTACTCCCAAGCGTGTCAATAACTTAACCAAGTTTAAGGATGATGTTGCTAGATACAAACGTGCACAAAATGCAGATTTTAAATTACGAAGTTCAGAAGACAAACTACAAAAGCCTAGGCTTCCCGGACACGTAAGTGCTGCATTGAATTGGAATACATTACGTGAAATGCATAGTGATAGATATTCTGTTGAGATTACAGATGGTATGAAAACTATTGTATGTAAACTCAGAGACAATCCTATGAAAATGACAAGTATTGCATATCCTATTGATGAACCTCGTATCCCACAATGGTTTCAAGAACTTCCATTCGATCATGATTTAATGGAGACAACTATTATCGATAAGAAGATTGATAACTTGATTGGTGTTCTAAAGTGGGACTTACGTAATGCAAACGCATCAGAAACTTTTGAAGAATTGTTTTCATTCTAATGGAGAATTGTAATGGCTAAAAAGACACACTTAGAATTAGTAAGAAATTTAGGCAGAAACGCTGCATCAGATGAATGTTATACTCCGCCTGATAGCGTGGAACCATTATTGAGATACTTAGACAAAGATGCGACTTACTATGAGGCAACAAGCGGAAAGTCAGGTCTTATCGTAGAAGGATTTACCAAGTTTGGTTATAACATTAAGCCAAGTAATGGCAGAGATTTCTTTGATTGTGCTACAAGCGATGTTTATGACGGAGTAATCACAAATCCTCCCTACTCCATAAAAGATAAGTTTATTAGACATTGTTATGATTTGGGTAAACCATTTGCATTATTCTTGCCTGTTGCAAGTTTTCAAGGAGCGGGAAGAGGTAAAATGTTTATGGAGTATGGCATGTCAGCACTAGTATATAATAATCGTGTTGACTTTACGGGAGGCGGTTCCCCACCATTTGGAAACGCTTGGTTTATGCATGGATTTTTACCACCGAATACAATCTATTGGGTTGATAATCCATCTACAGCAAATCCAAGAAAAACAAAAGAACAACAATCATCTCAATTCAATATTTTATTTGAATAAAACACTTGACATTATATAATCAACCTGCTATAAACGAATCATAAGTTATATTAGTAACTAGTATAGGAAAAATATAAATGTCAATGTCTATAAGTAATCAACTTAAAGTAACATTACCCAGTGCAACATTATCACTTTTGTTAGGCACAACTGCAATTGCAGATACAAGCTTTATGCAACTGGATAATGATGGAATATTACAGAATGAATCTGTGAAGGTTGGTATCAATCGGCAAACAGGCTCATTTGGTAGTGGCAAGAGTAATTCACCAGGTATATTGTTCGATCCAGATGGCGGTGGTTCATTTGATACATCATATGATTTTTTAACTCCAGGTGTTGCATTTGATGGGCAATCTATCAAAATTGATGGTACAAATTATAGAAATAATAATTCATCTTCTAGAATCGGTATCACGGCAAGTAGTGATTTAGTAAATGAACTTAATACGCTTACATGGAATGGAAGTCTAGTAAACGACTCATCTACTTGGTTACTAAAAAATACGTTTAAATTAGATTCCGGAAATACATTCGTTGATGTAACTACAACTATCACCGCAGGTGCTGATGCAGATACAGTCTATTATAGTAAGCATACTGATCCTGACTCACAAGGAGATCCTGGAGATAGTAATTTAACTGATAATGTTATTGGCTATTCAGGTATACCAGATACTAATATTGCAATCGGGGAAGCAACTGTTTCAGGTTACGCTATCGGTATATCTACAACTGATACTAACACAACAGCAGGTATTCAAAATTGGTCTACCCAAGCAGATGCATATGACGGTACAATTTATACTGACGATGATGGAAATTCCTTGAACTATGGAAATGGAGATAATACGATTGGTCTCAGTTGGTTATGGACTGATGTAAAGGAGGGCGATACTCTTACCAGCAATTACGCATATATTTTAGGTGAATCTATCTTTGATGCTATTGAAGATTCAGAAGGTTCCGGTGGGGGCGCTGATAATGATTGGACAGTAGAAGATATTGGTTCCGCAACAGAGGCAGCAATCGCAGCACCAGAACGTGAGGCGGCAGAGGCAGAAGCAGCACGTATTGCAGCCGAAGAGGCAGAAGCAGCGCGTGTAGCAGCCGAAGAGGCAGAAGCAGCGCGTGTAGCAGCCGAAGAGGCAGAAGCAGAAGCAGCACGTATTGCAGCCGCAGAAGAAGCGGCGCGTGTAGCGGCGGCGGAAGAAGCAGCACGTATTGCAGCCGCAGAAGAAGCGGCGCGTGTAGCGGCGGCGGAAGAAGCAGCACGTATTGCAGCCGTAGAAGAAGCGGCGCGTGTAGCGGCGGCGGAAGAAGCAGCACGTTTAGCAGCATCGGAAGAAGCGGCGCGTGTAGCGGCCGAAGAGGAAGCAGCGCGTGTAGCAGCAGCGGCAGAGGCAGCGCGTGTAGCGGCCGAAGAGGAAGCAGCGCGTGTAGCAGCAGCGGCAGAGGCAGCACGTATCGCAGCCGAAGAGGAAGCAGCGCGTGTAGCAGCAGCGGCAGAGGCAGCACGTATCGCAGCCGAAGAGGAAGCAGCGCGTGTAGCAGCAGCGGCAGAGGCAGCACGTATCGCAGCCGAAGAGGCAGAGGCAGCACGTATCGCAGCCGAAGAGGCAGAGGCAGCACGTATCGCAGCCGAAGAGGTTGCGGAAGTTGCTGAGGAAACGGCTGTAATTTCTGAAGCTATGGTAATGGGATTTGGTTTTCAACGTGCTGTTTTGATTGCGCCATTGGTAATGGATACATCTAATGAAACTATTACATCAACAACTGAAACACAAAGTACCACATTGCCAGTGCTAACGTCTAACATCATAAAACACGATTCCACAGTTGATAATAACTTACAAACTATCTCTAAAGAAAACTACACTCTAGTAACAACACCAATGGACGTTGTAACAAATTCATTTGTTCGTACCACAGAAACATATGATGATGGTTCAGAGGTAGTAACAGATGGAGATACGACTACAACAACCGTCGTGCGAAATGATATTGTAAAAACATCTAGTAATATTGAATCAGTTGTTGGTAGAGTTGACCAGGTAGAACAATTGTTAGGCATTGACATTCATAGAAATATGGATATTAATAATGGCATCACTGTTACAAAAACAAATCATAAGATGAATAATGGCTATAATGCAGAAACAAATGTGTATAGCGTTGGCATCGAAGACATTGGAAGTAATGATAATATATTGTTTGGTGTAGAGTATAATGAAGTTAATACAACTATGACAGGAAGTGATAGTAATGGTAATATGAAAACCCACGCATATAGAATTGATATTGGTAAATCATTCGATAACAATGATACAAAATTAACCACATCATTTAATCATACAACATCCGATATTTCATATTCCAGAACAATTGGAAACTATGCAGCGGGCGGTGAGACCACATCAACTGATAATTATGCAAGTATTATGTTAGAAGAAGAAACTGGCAATGTTCGTCCGTTCGTTGGTTATACAATCGGAAACCGAAAAACACAAGGCTACACTGAAACTGGCAATGTACTAGCAGTTCTAGATTATACAACTGAAAGTGACACATACAATTATGCAACAGTTGGTTTTAACATTGATTATGGTATTATAAATGCAAGTATTCGCAAAGACTTTGATACATATAATACCACTAGTATTGATTTGGATATCAATAAATCGGTTGATGATAAAATTAATTTGATGCTAGGATTTAATCGGAATATATCAAACTATGATACTAGTGATTCCGTAACTGCAGGGTTGTCTTGGACTTTCTAAGATTAGAAAAACACAAAGTTGTCGATTTATATTGACAACTTTACTTAATTATGATAGTATATAATGTATAACATAGGAGAACGCAATGCGTGACATTTTAAAAGATATTGTAAAACACACACACTCACTTGGTATCATCCAGGCAGTGAAAGTAACAACAGATGATACAAGCACAGTGCTAGATGCTATGGACGACGACCGAACAGTTGTTCTCCGTGCCAAAATGCATAAACGTGTAGACGAATTTAATGGTAAGTTTGGTATGGGGCGTTTGGGCGTTCTTAATGGTTATCTATCGTATGAGAACCAAAATGAAAATGGTGATCGTATTGGTGCTGATATTACAGTAGGAACTGCAGAACGCAATGGAGAAGTTGTACCATCGGAACTTGCCTTTTCAATGAAAGGGGTATTTGATTCAACTTACCGTGTTATTGTAAGTGAAATGGTTGATGCCCAAATCAAAACAGCAAATTTTAAAGGTGCGAAATGGGATGTTGAGGTAATGCCATCATCCAAAGCAGTTAAAGATTTGCAAACATTTGCAGGTATTCTAGGTTCATATGACCCACTGTTTACTGTTAAAACTGAAGGCAATGACTTGATGTTTCATATCGGTGATGCATCAACAGATAAATTAAGTTTGAAATTTGCCTCAAATGTAGATGGAACACTCAGCACAGGCTGGAGTTTTCCACTCTCAACAGTTCTAACAATTTTAAAATTAGGCGATACTTCGTCTATGAGTATTAAAATTTCAGATCAAGGCGCGATGGCAATTCACGTAGATTCCGGTATGGGACTATACGAATATATCTTACCAGCAAAATCAGGCAATTAATAAAAATGGTCAAAGATTTAGGAAAAAACAATATTAGTAGTGGGTATGCCGTTTTCTTACCTGCTATCTCTAACTTTTATGTTCGTAAAATTTCACAACATTATTGTGAAACGACCGACATGTTTCCTCCTGAACGTATTCCACAAGGATTCGAGAATGGACTAGAAGGATTAAATATTTTTGATAAAGATAAAGGCTATGTGTATTACTCGCATGGTCTTTATTCTGCTGGACATGCTGAATTAGATTTGGAGAAATCTAAAATCAAAGATGGTATGGTTGTTAATCGAGACCGTGAGACAACAGTTCTGGTAGGGGATTCTGGTGGGTATCAAATTGGCACAGGTGCTTGGAAACTTGATTGGACTACCTTCTACGACAAAGAGGGTGATTGGGCTGATACAAGACACGGTATTATGCGTTGGCTAGAAGAATATTGTGATTATTCAATGACACTTGATGTTCCAGGATGGAGTTGTCTCCCGCAATATCGTGAAAAAAATGGTATTAAAAACTGGGACGAATGTGTAGAGAAAACTATCTTCAACCATGAATACTTTATTAATAACAGAATTCCCGGAAAGACAAAATTTCTGAATACGTTGCACGGAAGTAGTTGGGACACTAGTGAAAAGTGGTATCAACAAGTTAAACATTTCAATGACAAATCAGTATACGGAGATAGAGCATTTGAGGGCTATGCTATGGCTGGAGACCATGCAGGCGATGCAGAACTACTATTGCGTAGACTAATTCGTTTGCGCGATGATGGGCTTCTTGGACAAGCAGACCAATCAGATGTTTGGATCCATACTCTTGGTATAAGTGTTCTTCCGTGGGGTTCAATGTTAACAGCAATACAACGACAACTAAGAAAACACGTTAATCCAAATCTAACCATATCATTTGATGCTGCATCTCCTTATATAACAGCAGCAAAAGGATTAGCATATGACTACCCTGACTTGAATTCTAATGCGTGGAGTTATAAAACTAAAAAGTTAAACTGGCGACAGGATATCACTGATGATAATCAACCGTGGTTATATGAAGGAGAAATTGGTTCTAGATTGAATATGAGAGATATCAATTACATGCAACCTGGAATGCTGAATCGTAATAAAAAAGAAGCAAAATCAAGTTGGGATAGCCTTTCATATATTCTTATTCAAGCACATAATGCTGAATATCATATACGTGGGATGCAAGATGCAATCCGTAGGTTCGATCATGAGTATGAGATGCTAAGAGACAAGATTGACATTAACACAATGAATTTGGGGAAAACAAATACACTATCAGACGTAGTTCCAGATAGAGTTTTATATTTTGCAAAGTTTGTTGAAGTTTTGTTTGATCCTAATACAAAAGATCCAATGAATATGCTTACTAATTATAAAGCATTCCTTCGTAAGTGTGAAGGGTCACGTGTTCAAAATATTGCAACTACTCCAGACTTTATGGATTTTGAAGAAGCAGGGGTCAAAACAGAAGAATACGTAGAAGCCGTAAAAGGAAAGAAAAAAGAATACGAACATCCAGAAAGTGTTGATGCTTTATTTGGATAATAAAAAGGATGAAAAATGAAAACTGATAAAAAATTGGCAAGACTAGAACAACTAAAAACTGAACATAGGGCGCTTGACATTAGGATACAAAAAGATTATAATCTTAGACTAGATGTTGGTGAACTTAAAATGCAAAAATTAAGATTGAAACAATCAATTTTAGAAATGGAAAAAGAGCTAGAAACGAATGGGCAGTTACTATAATCATATGTTAACAGAAACAAGGAATGCAAATATGACAGAACAGCGAGAAAATCAGAAAGCAAACGCAGATCGTTGGATTTGGGTTACTTTTCAAAAAGAAGGCATTCATTGCTATCCAGCAGCAGCAGACGATCCTGAACTTGCGACTGGTGATTGGGATGATGTATCATTCTTAGGTGTGCCGCATCGTCATATATTTCATTTCCGAGTAGCAATAAAAGTAACTCATAACGATAGAGATATTGAATTTATCCAATTCAAACGTTGGCTAGAAAGACTATATAGCCTAGAAGTACTTTCACTAGATTACAAATCCTGTGAAATGATGTCGGATGATTTATTTGACAATATCTCCGAAAAATACCCAGGTAGAAATATCAAAATTGAAATCTCTGAAGATGGGGAAAACGGAGCGTTGATTGAATATAATATCTAAAAGAATTTCATTACCAGATATGGTAATGGATAGTGGTATCTGGTTTGGATACTAATAACTAGTACTAGAATATCTACACATTCATTAAAAGGGCAAAACGAATGTTATATCTTATAGACTTGGAGAGTGTTGAATCTCGCTATACTAAGCAGTGGAAAACGCATCTCCCCACATTGTTACGAAGCAACGGCATTGATGTTACTGTGATTGAAGGTCCAACTGATATCCCAGCAGCCACTACACCGGGCGCATTTCTTAACTTTGGAGGTACAAATATCTATAAGAGCGCACAGTTAGAACAAATAGCGAAAATGTTCTGTGATGGTAAAATCAATGATGGTGATTACTTTCTCTATACTGATGCGTGGAATCCCACTGTCATCCAGTTGAAATATATGGCAGAATTGCTTGGGATAAAAATCCGTATAGGTGGATTATGGCATGCTGGTAGTTATGATCCCCAAGATTTTCTAGGTCGCTTAATTGGTGATGCCTCATGGGTTCGAAAAGCAGAGATGTCAATGTATGATTGTTACAATGATAACTTCTTTGCTACTCGCTTTCATATTGATCTCTTTACAAATACGTTTTGGGATAATGATCGTGACATCGACAGGCAACTCCTTCACTCAATTAGACAAGTGGGTTGGCCGATGGAGTATATCGAAACTGATCTTGGTGCATATAAAAATAATAAAGCGAAAGAGGACATAATACTATTTCCACATCGTATCGCACCTGAGAAACAGCCAGAAGTTTTTGATTATATTGCTGAACAAATGCCCGAATATAAGTTCATCAAATGTCAAGAACTTGAATTGTCCAAACCAGACTACCACGATTTATTAAGTAAATCAAAGATGATATTCAGTGCTAACTTACAAGAAACATTGGGTATATCAATGTATGAAGGAATTGTAGTTGGAAGTGTACCAATGGTACCTGATAGATTATCATACAGCGAAATGTGGAGTGAACAATTCAAGTATCCCAGTGAATGGACTACTTCGTTAGATTCAACAAAAAAGAACATAGAAAATATTAAAGCATATATCCATACTCAAATGAATAAGAATGCTGATATTCAACCTATGCTGCAAGAAGAAATTAATAGAGTTAAAAGTTTTTATTCAGGTAATGATATAGTAGATTACCTAAATAATAATACTTGACACTATGACGTATATGTAGTAATATAAAATATACAAATAGTTTGATTACATAGAAAGGAACATAGTATATGGCAAAGACTTCCGAAATTATTAAAGCACGATTAGAAGAGGCGGGCATTCGTTACTGGGCTGGGGATAACATCGCATCAGTACTAGAAGAAAATGATAAATCTGATCTAATAGATGAACTCACTGATAAGTTTGAGAGCGTATTAGATACACTACTTATAGATAGAAAAACAGATCCTAACTCAATGGATACTGGTAGACGTTTGGCAAAGATGTATGTAAACGAACTCATGTCAGGGCGTTATAATCCCCCACCGCCTGCGACAGCATTCCCAAATGAACCTGATAACATTACAAATGAGCGTTATGAAGGTATGCTTGTAATTCGTAGTGAACTAACAAGTGTATGTTCACATCACCATCAACCTGTTAAAGGCATTGCATATATTGGTATTATTGCGGCGGATACGTTAATTGGACTCAGTAAATACACACGCATTGCACAATGGTGCGCACGAAGAGGCACATTACAAGAGGAACTTGCAATGGACATAAATCGTGAAATTCGTAATGCGACAGGCTCTACAGACGTAGGTGTGTACATCCAAGCAACACACGGCTGCTGTGAAAATCGTGGCATCATGGCACATAGTTCTCTTACACAAACTACAGTACTTAAAGGATCATTCTTTAATAATCCACACGTTAAACAAGAATTTATGGATAACATTAAACTACAACAGGAGTTTAGCTGCTAATGAAACTAAGATATTCAGAAGCGTTTTATAGCGTACAAGGAGAAGGCAAGTATGTAGGAGTGCCTAGTGTATTTCTACGTACTTTTGGTTGTAACTTTCGCTGCCAAAACTTTGGACTAAATAAAGACAGAGAAAAAACTCGGTATAATCCAGAAGTTGAACAACTTATCAAAGATGGTGTACATGAAAAGGTAGAAAAGTTTGAAGACTTGCCTATCATACATACTGGATGTGATACGTATGCAAGCATCTATCCAGAATTCAAACACCTTGTGTTTGATAGAACGATTGATGAAGTAGTAGAACATCTATTGTCTCTAACGCCAGAAGGAAAATGGACACAAGATAATGGTCAAGATATTCATCTAATTCTAACAGGTGGCGAACCGTTACTTGCTTGGCAAAAATTATATGTTGAATTATTTCAACACCCACGTATGCAGGATCTAAAAAATGTCACATTCGAAACCAACACTACGCAGCATCTTTATGATGAACTCTTCGATTATTTCAACAACAATGACAACCTTAAAGTCACTTTTAGTTGCTCACCAAAACTATCCGTTTCGGGCGAGTCTTGGGATGATGCTATTAAGCCTAATATTGCTTATGAGTATAATATTTTGGATGCTAGTGACGTTTACCTTAAGTTTGTTGTTTCTGATAGAAACGACGTTGATGAAGTTACTAGGGCTGTTCAGCAATACAGGGATGCCGGGTTGGAATGTCCAGTATATCTTATGCCGATGGGGGGACGCAGTGAAGAATATTCCCTTAACGTACAGGAAGTGGCGGAACTCTGTATGGCGCAAGGATGGAGGTTTACACCAAGACTCCACATATCTTTATTCGGAAATGCCTGGGGGACTTGACGAGGTTACAAAATATAATCGTGGTATTACATCAGAGGAACAACTTGAGAATATTAGGAAAAAATTATGAAAGACCCAAAAGTAGAAGTAATGGTTAAAGAACTAAACACTTTGGTAAGCAATATGAATAAACTAAATGTCAAATTGTATAAACAAGGAGTGTCATATAAATTGAACGATGGATTTAATGATGACCAAAATGCAAAACTAGTTGAAATACAATATCTACAACAAAAAGTGGAGTATTAATATTATGAGTAAAGTTAAAGACTGGTTCATAACAATGCTTATGGATTCAAAAAGTAAAGAAAAATATATCATTGAAAAAGTTTCAGATAGTGATACAAAAGCAAGAAAACTATTAGATTATAAACTAAAGCATAAAGAAATTTCATCGGATGAATTTGATAAGTCTACTGCAACATTAAATGAAGAGCCATATATACGTGTGGTAAGTTTAGAAATGGATCCAACATCACCAAGCGCGGGATACTTTGAACTAGATTTCAATGAACACTTTGTTGAATATCTTGCTAACAGCGGTTATGAGGGTGTAGAACCAGATGAAATTGTAGATAATTGGTTTAATGATTTATGTCAAAATATTGTAATGGAAGGACTTGAAGATAGTGAAGGTATCACAAAAAGTGTCGATTCTTCTAGCAAAGAAGGCTTAATCATTCAAAAATTAAAAACTGATGATGGTAATGCAGAATACTCTTGACATTAGTATTTAAATCATCTATGATAGAATCATAATTTAAAAACAGAGGTAATAATGGCTACTTTCATTCTAGTTGACAGTCTTAATATGTATCATCGTGCAAAACATGTAACCCATCGTGGCGCTGACATCGATACAAAAATTGGTATGTCATTTCACATTATGATGTCAAGTGTAAAGATGTGTTATAATATGTTTAACGCAGACCATGCAGTATTTTGTTTAGAAGGGCGTAGTTGGCGTAAAGACTTTTATACACCGTATAAGGCACAGCGCAAAGTTGCACAACAAGCAAAGAGTGAGCGTGAGCAAGAAGAAGACGCTATTATGTTTGGTGCATACGATAGTATGATTAAGTTCCTAGATGAACGTACTAATTGTACTTTATTACAGAACCCAGAAGCAGAAGCAGATGATATGATTGCTTTATTCATCGAATCACATCCCAATGACCATCACGTTATTATTAGTAGTGATAGTGATTATCAACAGTTGATTTGTGATAATGTAACTATCTATGATGGAGTACAAAATCGTATCATTACTCCCAATGGGTTTTTTAAGGATGATAAAAAACGTACTCCTATCAAAGATAAGAAGACTAAAGAAGTGATGCCCGCACCTGATCCTGAATGGTTACTATTTGAGAAATGTATCCGCGGTGACACAAGTGATAATATCTTTAGTGCATATCCTGGTTGCAGAAAGAAAGGGACTAAGAATAAAGTTGGTATGATTGAAGCATATGAAGACCGTGATACTGGAGGTTTTAATTGGAATAACTTTATGTTACAACGGTGGACTGACCATAATGGCGAAGAACACACAGTGCGTGATATGTATGAACGTAATAAAAAATTGATCGATCTTACTGCACAACCGCATGATCTCAAAGTAAAGTTCATTGAAACTATTGCTGAACGTAGTGTACCCAAGACAAAAGCGGGCGTAGGGATTAACTTCTTACGTTGGTGTGGTGAATGGGACTTACAAAATCTAGCGAAAGCACCAGATGAAATGGCTGCAATTCTTAACAAAGCATACCCACATGCTTAAATATATTTTTGATGTGGATGGAACACTAACACCAAGTAGAGGGGCAATTAATGCCTCTTTCTTGCGTTTCATGTTAAAGTTCTGTAAATCAAATAATGTATATCTTGCAACAGGAAGTGACGCGCCAAAGACTATTGAGCAAATAGGAAATGGTCTATTTAATTCTGTGAAACGTTCATACAACTGTAATGGTAACTCAGTGTGGGAAAAGGGCGTTAATGTGCGTAATAATTCATGGAATATTTCAGTCCCTGCACATCAAACATTAAGATACTGGTTAGACAATACAAAGTTTCCGCACCTAACAGGTACTCATATTGAAGAACGTCCGGGTATGGTTAACTTCTCAGTTGTGGGGCGGGGTGCCAGTACTGAACAACGTGCTGAATATGTAAAGTGGGATAAAGAATATAATGAACGTGAAAACATGGCATTGTATATCAATTATAATGATGATGAATTCAAGGGCGTGACTGCAACTGTAGGAGGGGAAACTGGAATTGATATTGCTCCTACTGGTTCTGATAAAAGTCAAATACTTAAAGATTTTACAAAATCTGATACAATTATATTTTTCGGCGATGCTATCTTTGATGGCGGTAATGATTATACACTAGCACAAGCAATTAAGAAAAAAGGTGTAGGTAGAACCCATAAAGTATCTGGATGGGAAGAAACTTACGAAATATTAAAAAATGTATACGGTTGAAATAGTAAAAGATAAGTTCTGGATTGTAGAAGATGCTGGGATAAAACTTGGTCTCATTCGTAGGACTGAATCTTCAGACTTTGAAGTAATCATGCAGGATGCTATAGATATTGAGACTCTACCGTTAGATGCTCTAACTTCAAAGTACGGAAGTAAAATTCTTGAATCTAAGCAAGTTAAGAAAAATATAAGTGTTGAATATGGAAAAGATATAGATGAAGTCGAAAGTTACCCATCTAAACATATTGCATTTAATAAAGGTTTAGATGAAAAAAATATTCCAATCTACACAAAAACCGAAAAATCAAAAGTGATATACGCAGCAGGATATTATGGTTTACATTTTACCGGTGTTTGGAGGAATGCATATTGTGTAAAACGTGACACGCTAGATACATATGAATATATCGGACCATTTAAAACAAAGACACAACTAGAAGCAGAAATTGCTAGGATTAACAAATGAACGATTACAAACAAATAAAAAGTTTTCTAATGGCAGTTAATAAATCTGCAGTTAGAAAAGATCCATTTGTTCGTATAAGTATGGAAGATGCTATTAAACTACAAACGGAATTATCTTTACTTCTTATAGAACTAAAAGATACAAATAAAACACCAGAAACAGTAACATTCGACGGAGGAAAATTTAATGCCTGATTTCAATGCAGTTATGATTATAGGACACTTTGTAGTTTCTATATTTCAAGTCCCACTGGGACAACCACTATATCAATTTATGCCATTTCCAAGTATGGATAGATGTCAAGAATATATACAATATGTAGTAACACCACCAGCAGGATTCACTATGGATCTAGAATACAAAATGTATAAGACAGCAGAGTGTATCACAAAGGAAGAATTCCAAAGACAAATGGAATTATTTAATCAGCAGCAAAGCGGAAACTCATCTGCGCCGGTAGCACCTAAACTACCTGAAAATAAAGGTGGATGGTAATAAGATAAATATACTATAATACCAATAAGGAAAATAGTGTATGACATATTTAAGTAAAGCACGGCAGATAATAATTGAAACAATAAAATCAACATGGGTATACAAACAACTTAGAAAACTGGTGGCAAAACCTATATACCTATTACTAATTGTCGCAGTTATATTACTTAGTGGCTTTCATTTAAAAAACTATGTCAATTCATATATTGCAGAATTTAAAAGACTAAATGATGCATCTACAAAAGCAGAAAAGTTAAAATCTGAAGTTGAAAAACATTTAGATTTTGTTAAGGTAGATGATTTCTTATATACATTAACTGGTAGTGTTGGTGATGGAGACTGTGACCGTATCGTCCCCAATATGCCAATGGACTTTACTGTTATTCTAGAAAGCCCAGGTGGCAATCTAGCAGAAGGATCTTGTATTGCAGCACACTTTAAGTTAAGAAATGTTGTAACAGTTGTGCGTGATACACCAGTAATGAATGCAAACGGTAAGATTATATACTCTCCTGGCAAAGTTGGAGATGATTTAGATATCGATCACCTAAAAAACAAAACAGTGTGTGCAAGTGCGTGTGGTCTTATGTTCTTAGGCGGTGATAGAAGATATCTTATTGGTGATGTTTGGTTCGGTATTCACGGGCCAGGCACACCAGAACAATTTATTAATAGAATGCCTGCTAGACAAGCAGAATCTGGAGCATACCGCACTGCTAGTAATCTCTTGGGATTATTAGAAGAACTTGGTGTTGATGATCCAGAGGTTCGTAAATTGTTTATACAAATCCCAAATCAAACTATGTATTGGTTGAAACCAACTGACTTCAAAGCGAAACCAGGACTAGTTTCTTTGGCAACAAATTATGTAAATTTTTGGGGTTTGACTACTGCAACACTTAATCCAGTATAAGGATAAGGTTGCCAAATAGGAGGACTACAAAATGCTAAAGAGTTTCTTTTGGACTCCATCACAATTTCTATATGCTTGGCTAATGCTGGCTTGGCTATTATTCATTGGATGGTACAACGTTCAAATTCTAGTTTATTATAACGCATGGAACCGTGAGTTTTATGACGCTATACAAACACTACAAGAGGCAAGATTTTGGGAACTATTCTGGAGTTTCAATCCAGTTAGACTATGGGAGTTTATCACGTTCAGTATGGACGAAACAACCACTGTTCCCAGTTTCTTAGAAATACTTCTTATCTATGTACCAATGGCAACATATGCTACATGGCAAACACAACGATTTACATTTCGTTGGAGAGAAGCAAATACACACTACTATCTAAAGCGGTGGGAATCTTCCACAGCAAAGATTGAAGGTGGTTCACAGCGTATTCAAGAGGATCTAATGATCTTTGGTAAAACCCTACAATCACTATTCACTGGTTTTGTCAATAAGATTTTCATTCTTGCTGCATTCTTACCTGTATTATGGACATTAAGTGAAGGTCTACCAGTTTGGAATGGTCAAATTATTCCTGGCTTTCTAGTTTGGGCTGCACTTATAATGAGTATAGGTGGAACACTATTATCATTCTTGCTAGGTATTAAACTTCCAGGTTTGGAATATAAAAACCAAGTAGTAGAAGCAAAGTTTCGTAAAAAACTTGTTCATAGTGAAGATGATTTTAAAGAACGGTTATCAGAAGACTTGTTCCCAATGTTTGCATCAATCAAACGTAACTACTATCGCCTATTCAACTACTATATGGGCTTTGGTATATGGCAAACTGGATTTTCATTACTAGCAGGTAATGTTGCTATTGTAATATTAGCACCAAGTTATTTTGCACAGTTGATTACATTTGGTGTTCTTATTCAGGTGCTAAATGCATTTGGCAGAGTAGAAGGTGCACTAACATTCTTTATCGATAGATGGACAACGATTGTTGATTTCCAATCTGTAATTAAACGATTAAGAGAGTTTAATAAAGTTCTTGATGAAGCAGATAATAACGCTACGTCCTAATAGTAGTGTCAATATATCACATTAAAAAGCGTCTTTTAAGGCGCTTTTTTTACGTTATATCAGTATATAATAGTTAAATTTAGATAAATATGTTTAACAAGTAAGGAATAAAATATCATGGCAAGACCTAAACCAACAATAATATTAGAGTATACAGACTCTAAAACATATAGAAGTGAACAAGTGTTAAAAGCGACTGCAATATATGCTGTATTTTATAAAGGCGAAGCAATAAACTTACGTTCACTTAATAGTTTAATTAACTTTCCTGGTCCTAAATATAAAAAGTGTTCATTCTCAAATCCAGGACACGCTTACAATTTAGCAGAAAAATTAAATGATTTATTTAAATGCGATGATTTCGAAGTTTATTTACTAGATAAAGGACAAAAGTTATCACCCAAGTAACTTAAAATTAAAATGACTAAAACTGAACTAATAAAGTATATCAATGCAAATACTAAAGGTAAATGTGCTGGGCGCAAAGAATATAAAACCAATGACCTTTTTATTAGCTCAAAAAGAGACCATATTAATTTTAGATTAACAACAATGGGCAAAGATATAATGTCTAAAAATTTCGATACATATACTATCAGATTAAAAACTGCATCCAAGATAGAAACCGGAACACAAATAATACAATTAGATAGGTATATGATCACACCATATTATCTGCGTCATGGAAAACTTATAGTTTTCGAAGAATCATTGGCGGCAGAGTTTTTATTACTTGATAGCGATTTCGATTTATGGATCGAAAATAAAAAATACACACAATAATAAATATTCCTCTTGACATTCTAAACGAATCACTATATAAAGAATGTATAGACAGTAATAAAGGGATATGATATGTTTGTTGTTAAAACACAAATTCTTGAAAATTATGGTGCACATTCAGCCGATGGCAAATTTTCGAATGGCAATGCTTACTGGAAAATGAAGGGCGGCAATGAATATATTGTGAACGATGTGGAACGTCCACAAGATGCTATGGCATTTATTGCTGCAAAATATATGGTAAACGATCTATATTGCAAAGAGTTTCCGTTAGAAGCAGTTACATGGAAAGAATGGCAAAACGAGTTAATGGATTTGGACGAAGGTTATCGTGCGTTTCTAGTAGAAAATGCAATTCCAGTATCACCTCTCCAGACTTAAAAAAGTTCTTGACAGTTCAATTCAACTACGCTATACTATAGTAGTAATCAACATAGAAAGAGAATCATAATGGCACAAGTTTCAGCAGCAGATATGGATGTACGCCTAGTTCGCCCAAGTGATATTCGTGAAGAAGTCAATTATGCAATGAACCGTAAGCGTCCTGTCTTCATTTGGGGTCCTCCTGGTATCGGCAAATCTGAGATTGTCGACTCAATCACACAAGACCGTTCAGGTTATATGATTGATATGCGGCTTGCACTCATGGAGCCCACTGACTTGCGTGGTATCCCAGTACCGAATATTGAAACAGGCTTGATGGAATGGCTTCCGCCTGCCGATCTCCCTACTCAAGAACTTGCGGATCAGTTTGAATGTATCACATTGTTTCTTGATGAAATGAATCAAGCACCGCAGTCTGTACAGGCAGCCGCTTATCAATTGATCTTGAACCGTCGGCTCGGCAACTATCGTCTCCCTGATAATGTTCTAATCGTTGCTGCTGGCAACCGTGAAAGTGACCGTGGGGTTGCATACCGTATGCCTAGTGCACTTGCTAACCGTTTTGTTCACCTTGAAATGACAACTGATTTTGAAGATTGGCAGACTTGGGCACTTGAAAATAATATAGATGCAGAAGTTGTAGGCTATGTTACTGCAAACAAGATGGATCTTATGAACTTCGATCCACGAACTGCATCACGTGCATTTGCTACCCCACGTTCATGGTCGTTTGTTTCACAAATGCTTCCACAGCCTGGTGAGGAAATAAGCACTAATCGGTTGCACGATTTAATTGCTGGCACAGTAGGTGACGGTATCGCTACTAAGTTTATGGCTCACCGTGCACTAACAGGTAAACTGCCCAATCCATCTGATATTCTGAATGGTACAGTTACTACACTATCACCGGAGGCACGTGAAATTTCTGCAATGTTCTCACTAACTGCATCACTATGCTACGAGCTAAAAGATTTCTTAGACCGTAACGGCAAAGACAAAATGGACGAGTTGTATAAAATGGCTGACAACTTTTTTAACTTTATGATGGATAATTTTGAAACAGAAATGACCGTACTTGGTGGGCGTACCGCTCTTAAGGTTTATAAACTACCACTTGAGCCGCGCAAAGTTCCTTGCATTGAAAAGTTTTTCAAAAAATATGGAAAACTAATTATTGATGCTCATAATAATTAATAAAAAAGGGCGCTTAGGCGCTCTTTTTTCTTGACAATACAAATAGTAGATGTTATATTAATATTGAAATAAACGAAAAGGTGTATCATATGCGAATCGAACCAGAAAAAATTACTACTGAAGAAGATTTCAATTCAGTATTTGATGATTTGCTTAAAGAAAATGGCATTGAAGTTGATGAAAATTCAGAAGAACCGGTAGTATTTGAATACACTGATCAAGAAGTTAAAGAAATGATTGTCTCTGGTCGTGTTCGCTTGTTGATTAAACATCCTTTCTTTGGTACACTTGCTACACGTTTAAAACTAGTAGAAGCAGAATGGTGCCCAACAGCAGCAGTAGATGGTAAGCACTTCTATTATAACTCAGATTTCTTCCGTACAATGACACCGGAAGAGATTGACTTCATTGTTGGGCACGAGGTATTTCATTGTGTATATGATCATTGTGGTATCGGCAGTCGGTTGATGGACTTTGCAGATAATGAACGTGATGCAAAGTTGTGGAATATTGCTGCTGATTATAAAGTTAATCAAGCAACTGTAGAAGCAAAGATTGGCACAATGCCAAAGCAAGCACTATATGATCGTAAGTATTATAAATCATATACCGAAGAAATTTATCGTGACCTATTGCAACAACAGGAAGACGGTAAAGATTTTAGCGATACTGATACACTTGATGAACATATGTTTGGTGATGGTGATGGTGAAGGTAGTGGCAATGGTGAAAATGATCCTACAGGTCGTAAGGCTCCTATCAAAATCACAAAAGAAGAAGCAAAAGAAATTAAAGACCAGATGAAACAGGCTGTATTGCAGGCTGCTCAAGCATCTGGTGCTGGCAATCTTCCCGGCGATATCAAGCGCATGATTAAAGATATGACAGAACCTAAAATGGATTGGCGTGAATATATTAATCTAAGTATTCAAAGTTCACAAAAAGCAGATTTCACATGGATGCGGCAATCTCGCAAATCACGTAGTATGGGTATCTATCTACCAGGTATGGATAATGAAGTTATGGTAGATGCTGCAATAGGCATTGATGTATCTGGTTCTATATCTAAAGATATGATCCGTGACTTCTTGGGAGAAATTTATGGAATTATGCAACAATTCCAAGACTTTCGTTTGAAAATATGGACTTTCGATACACAAGTGTATGCTGAATCATTTAAAGAATTTACGCCTATGAATTCAGAAGAATTAAAAGAGTATGAAATTATTGGCTGCGGTGGCACTGACTTTGCGTGTAACTGGGACTTTATGGAAGAAAATCAAATTGAACCAGACAAGTTCATCATGTTTACTGATGGTGTTCCATTTGGTAGTTGGGGCAATTCAGCATATTGCGATACTCTATTTGTTATTCATGGGTCAAAGCATATTGTCCCACCATTCGGCGAATATACGTATTACGAATCATAATAAAATACAAGTATAAATATAATTATGAGTAATGATACACTATTATTAAATGCTAATGGCGCGCCACTAAGTGTGACGCCATTATCTACTTTATCTTGGCAAGAAAGCATAAAACTTATCTGGTTAGATAAGATAAATGTTCTTGAATGGCATGATTGGACTGTGCATTCTGTTAATCACAGTATGCGCGTACCAAGTGTTATTTGTGTGAGAGAATACATGCCACAAGCAGGCACAATTAATTTCTGTCGGGCAAATGTCTTTATACGTGATAGATATACTTGCCAGTATTGTTACAATACATTCAACAAGGCAGATTTAACACTCGATCATATCTTACCAAGAAGTAAGGGCGGTAGGACTAATTGGCATAATATTGTAAGTGCGTGTAAAAAATGCAATCATAGTAAAGGAAATAATTCAAATATTGTTCCCAAAGTTATGCCAGATAAACCAAATTTCTATCAAATGTATGGAAGTAAAAATTTTACATTAAACATAAAGCATGAAATTTGGTTAAAATACTTAAATTGGCCAGATGAATATGTTAATATGGTTGCATAAAAACACTTGACAACAATCACTTAATATAGTATAATCGTAGTATGAATAAGAGTTTATTCATATTATATATAATAAATTGACAAATAGGAGAAACTTAATATGTCAGAAGAAACTCAAGCACCTGAAGTTGCTACAGAAGCACAAGCAGAAGTACCAGCAGTTACAGTTAACGATCTTGTTAATGTATATGCTATTATTGATCTAGCATCAAAACGCGGCGCATTTCAAGCAGGTGAACTATCCGCAGTAGGCAATACTGCAAATCGTGTTAAAGCATTCGTAGACCATGTACAAGCACAAAGTGCTGCAGCAGCGGAAGCAACAGGTGAGACTGAAACGCCTGAGGCAGCAGGTTAACAATCATGGCAACTGCACCCTTTATAAAACACGTTGGTAGACATAAGGGAACAGGACAACGACTAAGTGTTGTTTTCATGTCTCTTCCAGATGATCCAAACAATGCTCTGGCAGTGTATAGTGATACATTGCCTGACCGTTATCACGATTCATATATGGAAGCAATTGAGTCAAATGAAGGCCAAACAACTAATAATCTATATGAAGTACTTTCACGAAAAGTATTTTGGCACGGCAAGGTCATGCTAGATACACTTCATTCTGAAGGGCATCTTTCAAAGATTCCAACAGATCAGATTATTATGACTCCAAATACACAGACAAATGTACCATTAAACGAAATCAATGATGCAATGAATTCTACAGAACAAGAATCAGTCGAAACTGTAGAACCACAAGAATCAAGAATTGATTCAAATGTTAAATTATCCAAAGATGATGAAAATAAACAAATTGCGTGGAATCTTTTGGTACAAGCAAACTTGTTGGCTGCAGAAGCAGAAGCAAAGAGACAGGAGGCATATAAGTATGATGCTAGCTTAATGCCGAAAACAAAAAAAGCAGCCAAGCCTAAGGCGAAAGCGCCAGTAGATACATCTACAATTCCAGATGTTCCTAAGAAGCGCGGACGTCCAAGGAAGTCTGTAACATAATGTCTGTTAATAGTAAGCGTAGTAGCATTCTAAGTAGAATTGAGCAAGAACGTGTTCGCCAATATGATTTGGCGGGCAGTGAATATGATGCAAAAAACTCTCCAAATGATTGGATTGCAATAACATCATATTATTTGGCACAGGAAACTAAACGTGCAACTATGCTTACTCCCCCAAATTCTAAAGATTTTGAAAGGGAATTAGTAAAAGCGGCTGCAGTTATTTTGGCATCGCTTGAACATATAGAAGTAATGAAAGAACGTGGGCATCTAAGTTAGGAAAATATATGGAATTTGATAGAGAAGGTGAATTTGATAGAATAATGGAGGAAGTTGTTCCAATTAGTATTCCATCTTCATTCATTACAGGTATCAAAGTCATAATGAAAAATGGTCACGAAGTCACACTAAATGGTGATGACCTATTGGCCCCATTGCCACTAAGTGGTGAGTTTAGTTGGGCAGACATGGCAAAGAACTTCGAAGCAATTGATGATGTTGAAATATTACTTGATATCCCAAACTTACGTGAAAGCGTAGTAAAAAGTGTAAAAGAAATTTTAAAACAACATTTTCAAAGCTATAAGGATGAAGAAAAGTAAATGGCAAACTATGAAGAAGATGAATACCTAGATTTACTACACACAGTATTGAAGAATGGTGAACCGAAAAACAATGAACGTACTGGGGTAGGCACGCTATCTACATTCTTGAATACAAGCCGCTACAATCTCAGTAACAGTTTTCCACTACTAACTACAAAACGTGTGCCATTTAAATCAGTATTAAGTGAATTACTTTGGTTTCTTGAAGGATCACAAAATGAACGGAGACTTGCAGAAATTCATTATGGCAAACCTAGAACAGAACTAATAGGCAAAACTACTATATGGACTGCCAATGCTGACAATCAAGGTGTTGCATTGGGACATTATAATAGTGATACTAATAAAGATTTAGGACCAGTATATGGAGTACAATGGAGAAACTTCAATGGCGTCGATCAAATCCAACAGTTAGTACAAGGATTAAAAAATAACCCACAATCACGTAGGCATATTTTAAATTCTTGGAATGTTGGAGCATTAAATGAAATGGCATTACCGCCCTGTCATGTTATGTCGCAGTTCTATGTAAGTAATGATGGGAAGTTAAGTTGCAGTTTATATCAACGTAGCGCAGACTTATTCTTGGGAGTTCCATTTAATATTGCAAGTTATTCATTATTAACATATATGCTTGCACACGTTTGTAAATACGATGTAGGCGAATTTATTCACATTATAGGTGATGGTCATATATATAATAATCATATAGAGGCGGTTGAGGAGCAACTACAGCGCCATACAAGAGCCTTTCCTAAGTTAGTAATAAAACGTGATGTAAATTCAATATTTGATTTTAAAATGGATGATTTTGAAGTAGTAGGATATGATCCAGGTGAAACTATTCGAGCACCAATGGCAGTTTAAAAAGAAAAGCACCTTACGGTGCTTTTTTTATATCTTACGTTTTGGTATTTTTGAATCTGCACTACTAACACAACTCTTACTTATACATGGCATTGGTTTGTCAAATAGTTTAAATCCACTTTCGATATATCCCAATGGCTGGTCTGCACAACTATAACTACGTTTTATACTACCGTCTGGTTCACGTATTATGATGCCCTGATAGCCACTGTTACAACTCCAACCTTCGAAGTTATTAAAGTTAAATGCATTAAAACGCTCTGCCTGATCCATATACCATTTCTTGCCTTTTGAGTCTGTAAACTCTACTTGCATATGCCAAGGTACACTTTTATCATTTTGACCAATTGCATACTCTGGAACTTGAAAGTTGGGTTTTGGTCTATCATTCCATTTACGTTTTACCTCAGTATACGCAAGTTGTGGCATACCATTCCACAATCTTTTCATTTGTTCTTCTGTATACCCATCAACTACACGGCTTGCAGTGGGATCAGATTGTGGCTTCAATGTTACATTAATACCTTGTTCATGAAAAAATAATGCATTATCCCAATCACGTTCAAACCAGTCTGGGACCATAACCATGTTCACTGTAATTTGTACATCATTTTCTTGACACAATATAAGTTTATCTGCAAACTCTTGCATCTTATCTCTTGTATTAAGATGCTCAGTATGTAAACTAGCAGTGATACTTGCACGATGAAATGGTTTAACCCGCTCTACATAATCCTCATGCCATTTAACATTACGTGACATATTAGTTGTCATATGAACACTAGTGTAGTTAGTATTTGATACATCATCTGCAAGATGACCCAGAATATCTAAATAGCCAGGATGGAAAGTAGGTTCGCCGCCAGATAACGAGAAGTGAAAACTATTAAATCCATTTTCACGTGCTTGCCTCTTTATTTCATCTATTGTCCGTAAACATAGTTCCGTAGGACGATGGTCTTTACGGTCACTGCGGGCATAAGGCCAACAGTAGGAGCATTTGTAGTTGCAGAATCTGCCTAGTAACCAACTAACAGTAAATAGGTCACGATACAGCAAAGTACGCTGCCCAACACCAACAATATCGTCAAAGGGTATTTTTGTAAAGTCATAATTAGACCATTTTAAATCTTCATTCATAATATATTATATCATTCATTTTGTAGTTTGTCAAACTCTTTTTTAAAGTTATTCACCTAAAATTTCTGTCATATTGTTAGTCCGTTTGTTTTATTCCAAAACGCATTTGCTATTTTATAATGTGCATCTTGTCCTGGATGTAATCCGTCTAATGCTCTTGTATTACTTTTAATATAATTTCTTATACCTATGTCAAGTAGCGAAATATCAAACCATTTTTTATTTTGATATTTCTCATCTATTACAGTTGTATGATAACTTTTTATTCCAATGCTGTCAAGATATAATTTAGCAAATTTTATGTTTCTTCTTTGATCTAAGAAGCTATCGTACTCATCCCATATATATTCATAGTACATATTAGCGGTCTCTGTTATTTCACCAAACAAAGGCTTTTTATAGTTTTGCCACATCCATGGACCAATTCGGTTTACATTATTATCTTCTCGTATGATAGACCAACGTTCCGGATATGACCAAGCTATTACAACCACATCGCTTGGCTTGAATTCAAAATCAAGAATTATATTTATAATTTCTTTGCACCCTGCTCCCATTTGCCCTTTGTTGATTGCTTCAGCACCAGCAATGTTCGCCAATACTTGCGGCCAAGCATATTGACTTGGAACAATGTTTTCAGGATGATTGTCTTCCATACTTTGTCCGTATGTTATACTGCATCCAAATGCTACAATTCTCATTACTAATCCTTATATCAATAAATCAAGTGTTATCTACCATCTACCAAATGCCCACTTACGTTCCAGACACCACCAACATTCACCGCATGGCGTTTTTTCAAATTCTGGATTGTAATCACCGATTGGTATTACTTCGCAACTACGTGTAAGATCAAATAATGGCATAACATTATATTGATTGTACATTGATGCTACAAATCTTTTATCCACTTTGTGGAATGGTGTGTACCATGCCCATTCTAGATCTTCTCTTATATTTAGGGCTTTTGCATCTTCTCCTACGTTTCTATTTGGTAGTCCAGTAGCTACCAAATCAACCGCAGTGCCATTAATGTCAAGCACACTAGCTTCAACTACAGGATTATTAGTAATACCACTAATTATTAAATTTGTTCTACCTTCTCGAAACAAGCGATATTCAACTTCATGAAAATACGCTGTATCTTGTTTATCTCTATAATATGTATAGTGCATATCAAAATTAGCAAAGCCTGTATTAGCAATTGTCCAATTTATGACATCCGCTGCTTTACGAGCATTCCAACGATGCTTAAAATCGTTAGCACATGTTGATACACTTACGGTAGCATCTGTTCGATTGTTCTTCATTAAGTAATCAACAACCATGTAAAGTAATATTGCACTGTCAGCACCACCGCTGCAGTTTACTAAAATTTTATTATATTTTTCATCAATATCAAAGTTTATACTTTGTGTTCCATCATCACTATGTAGTATCATCCCCAATCTTCCCTTTCTAAATCTCCGTTTGATTCATCAAACTTATATACTTCTGCTTTCAGTGAACCTTTAGCTCCGCCCACATCTTTCATTTCCATTTGCTCTGGTATAATACCCGGAGCATGGTAGTTGAACAACGATGTTGCAACTTTATCAACTCTTGCCTTTGGTACACACAATCCGCAACCACAGTGTGTTTTAGGACATCTAATAAATGGTATGCGCCCAGTATTAAACTGTGCTTCTAGTGTATCGCAGTATTCGTCAAAGGTACTTACTTTACATATACTTCCAATTTCACCGTCAAGATTTACTTGACATGTTTGATGATGATAAATTCTATCTACTTCTTGGTGTATATACAGGAAGTACCAGTTTACCATACAACTCCAATTTTGAAAGTTGTTGTTTGTTACAAATGAGCCTTCGCTTACTGATCCATCGTCAAAACTTAGGTCTAACTGTCTGCCACCACAACACGGTCGCCCAATTTTTTGTCCTACTTCTTTTTTTGGTTCTGGTTGATTACTAATCACATCTTTTGTGTCAATCACATCTTTTGTGTCATTCGATGTAACAACAGGCTTAGGCTCTTTATTTGACTCTTTGTTTGACTCTACGTTTGGTTCTGGTTGATTACTAATCACATCTTTTGTGTCATCTGATGTAACAACAGGCTTAGGCGGATTACTAGCATAATAAGCAGGCTTAGGCTCTTTGTTTTGCTTTGCTTTCCAGTAATCCTTGAACCAATCCATTTGAGTTTTAGTGTAAGTGTGTACGGTCTTGTTCTTTATTCCCGAGTTGATATCGCCCTGATCACCAATAACACGTGGAGTATACTGTACACCTCTATCGTCACACCACTGTGCAATATAAACACACTCATTGAAGTAATCAGAATTCTCATGAAACATAATATTGATCTTGAATCCATATCCAGCGTCATGCATTGTTTGTAAGTTTTCTCTAACTTGTTTCTTTTGTGCTTCAGTGCCCTCACAATGATAACTTACTGTTGTAAAGTCGGTGTTCTTCATAACTATTTCAAGTCTACGCTTACTGTAAAATCCGTTTGTAGTTAGTGTACGTTTCCAATGAGGATACTTTTCTTGTAAGTATTCTAGAAATCTAAAGAACTCTGGATTTACAGTTGGTTCACCGCCTGTGAAACTTGCTGCTACTCTAAATCGTTCGTTTCTTTTTGAATTATAAATCTCACTGTAACGCTCTAAACTATCTGCAGTCTTTACAAGTTCATCAAAACTTGCTAGAGTACTCCAGCTATTTTTTCTGTGTGGTGGGCAATAAGAACAAGCAAATGTACATCTACGACCTAGATCCCAAATAACCATCAACTGCTTTTCAGTTTTATCGTCAATACTACATAGTCCCATTTTATTCTCTTTCGATTCTACAGTCTGTTTTTTGTTTCTGTTTAGGATTTATGGCCATTAAATATATCTTTCATTTCTGGGAACGTAGCACTGAAGCTATTGTTTCGCTGTCTATCACATAGCCCAATAAATTCTTTCATCTCTGGAAGTCTAACACTCCAGTCTTCACTTTCCATAAAGCTTAACATGCCATCTAGTCGTTTCATACCATACGAGCTATTGCGCCACGTGTCGTAATCTACTTTATCTTTATGCCAAGATGGTATACATAATTCCCAGTTCTTTTCCATCCATGGATAAAATTCCTCATATTTACGCCGACATTCTGCTTTAAACCACGCTGGTAATACTTTTACATTTAAATGTGCAGGCCAATATACAAAGTGATAGTTTATCATACCAGCACCAAAAGGCCACATATTTATTTTACGAAATTTTTGTTGAACTTTCCATTTAATAAAGTCTGGAATATAATATATATTAAGTGCTTGAACTGCACAAGCAACAGTTATTTCAACATTATCACTAGTTTCATTATCTAAAATATGAAATACTTCTTCTTGTCGTGCCCAAGTACTAGGATAACGAATATAGTCATTCATTTCTTTAATACTATCTATGCTGTAATGAAAACGTACTAGTTTAAATTCTTTCCATAGATCAAATAAATCATCGCGCCATTCAACTCCGTTACTGTTGTAACGCAGTTCCAAGTCTTTTGCATAATTCATTTTAATTGCGTGTTCAAGTATTTCGTAATGTTCATCAATGATAAGACTTTCGCCTCCAGCAAAATAGATTTGTTGCATACTAGGCATCTGTTCATAAAACTGTTTCCAAAAAGTTGGATTTTGCTTATGCCAATTGTAACTACTACCATTGGAACTACCTTTATTATTCCATTGCATTGTTTCTTTAAGGGATTCATTTTTAACATCAGGAAAAATCTTTTTGTAATCTTTAATCCAACCACTACTATCATGTGGACTACACATCACACATGCTAGTTGACACTTAGTACCAAAACGCAAATCAATATATGCTAGGTTGGGCGGAACACTTCCATCTTCATTTGTTTCTTTTAGGATTTTTTCTACATCAACCCTCTCACTCCAATATGCAGTTTCCCACATTCGTTTTGAATTATGACCTGCTTCTTCTTCTTTGAAACATTTTAAACAACTGGGCGGCTTTTCGCCATTAAGCATTTGCAGTCTCACATTCTTCATATAATTAGAATTCCAAGCAGTTTCAAAGTCACTAACATTTAGATTGTTTGGTTTACCATCGTCTGTTTTAAGAATTCCAACTTGTCCGCCATGAGCTTTATCATTGGTGGGGCCAACGCTACTTGCATTTGCAGTGCAACATACTCGCATGCTGCCGTCTGGTCTTGTGCTTAAATGTACCCACGGTAGGATACAAAATGTATCAGATTTTTTTGACATATTTTCCTAGTTCCGGTAATGTTATTGTTATATCTTGATTTCTTATCTTGTCTAATTTGGTTGTAATACCTTCAAATTCATGCCAATGTAACTTATACAATGACTTGGAATTCATATACTTACTTATACTTTTACAATTTGGGTCATCCACATCTAGTCTATCGGTGACATATTTTTTGTACTCATCTGGTAACACTTGTACATTCAAGTAAGGAGGATTGTATGCCATATGATGTTTGACACGATTTAGTTTTGAGAACTGCTGTTCGTCTACCCAGTTTATAAAATCTGCAGTGTGATGTACATTAAATGCGGTTACAGTGTAAGAAAACCAGCAGCGAACATTATCAGGCAGTTTATCAATCTTCAACATGTTATTATAAACTTTATCCCACTTCACTGGATAACGCTGATACTCTAACACATCGCCATATCCATCGATACTAGCACCAATAATTACTCGTTTGAAGTGTGTCCATAGTTCAAGTAAGCGTTTAGGCAATGTTGTGATGTTTGTATTGTATTCAATAGTCATCTTACTAGATTGTCCAACTTCTACACACTTTTCTAAAAAGGTATAGTGCTTTTGTATCAGTGTAGGCTCCCCACCTGCAAAGTATACACGCTTGATATTACTAATATTTTTTTCTATTTGTTTCCAAAAGTATTCACTCTCATGCCAATTGAACGCACTGTTATCGCCGATTGTTATTTCTTCGCCGCCGTTGTCAAAGAACTTTGGTCCTACTAACTTTTCCCAATCTTCATACCACTTGTCACTGTCACTAGGACCACACATTCTACAAGCTAGATTGCATTTGTTTCCAAATCTAAAATCATAATACTGTATAGCAACACCATCAATTGTGCCATCTTCTGCTGTTACTTTACGTGCTTCGTCAATGTCAAACCACCAGTCTTTATTTTCAGCCAGACGCCTACTGTGATGTCCATTATCTTCTTCGGTGCGGCAACGAATACACTGACTACTCCACTTACCTTCTAGCATGTTCAGTCGCATTGATTTCATAATATCTGCATTACGACTTTCTTCCAAATAGTCGTCTGCTGCATTGTACGGAGTACCATCCGGCTTGCGTATCAGACCATAGTCCTCACTGCTATTTGCTTGGCAACAAACACGTAAGTCGCCGTTGCTGCGCGGGGCTTGAAATATCCAAGGTATAGGGCAAAAAGTTTTACTCATTCAAACTGTGCCTCGAATACATCAAATCCTATACTGCACTTTTGAGCGCATACTCCGATCTTACCTTCTTTGATACTTTTCTTTTTCCAACTGCTTTCAATATCATCTACTAGCGGCCCGTCAATAACACTCTGTAAACTATTGTTTATAACGTCAAGTCCTTTTTTGCCTCCAGCAGCGTCAATATAATCCCATATCTGTTCTACACGATAATCTTTGTGCCACCACTTATACATTCTACCAGCAGTCCAACAGCATGGCAAAAATAAACCTTCTGCAGTAATAAAGATACTTTTTTGTTTTGCAACCTTACACTCAATATCACATTGATTGTAAAACTCCATCATACTCCCATATGTCTTTTCTATTTCTTTTTGCTTGTGTAGTATTAAATTCTGATTGTTCATTTTGTTAGGCTTTGCTATGACTTGTGTTTGCTCACCGTTGCGATTTCTACTCTGATGCCAATCCTTTGCTTTGCTAGTAATACTACTAATGAAACGTGCGCTTTTCTTTTTAACAAAACGTTCCACTCCCCATTCAATCGCAAGTGATTCTGCTTCTGCAACCTGATGTTCATTGTGTTGGAATATCAGGAAGTCCCATCTTGCTCTACCACCTGCAGAAATAAATGCTTTCATATTACGTTCTACATTATCCCAAACAACATTTTGTCTGTAAAGATGATTGGTATCACGAAGACCATCAACACTAAAGATTACCGCACCTTTATTGTTGATAACGCCAGCCAATTCTTCCCACCATTCTGTATTCTTTGCACCAGCATTTGTGTTCATACTTAGCCACATTGTTGGATTATGTTCTCTAAAGTATTTAAATACTTCTAATGTATCTTTAGCAACAATAGGATCACCGAGATTGCCACACATATACATTGTGCGCAACTGTGCAATAAACTCTGGCTCAAATATTCGCTTGCAATCCGCGAGACTAAGTTCAGCATTTGTAATGTGCTTATTGTCTTTTCCACCATTCTCATTTCGGTCACACATCGGACATGCAGCTTGGCATTTTTGTGTAATCTCTAAGTGAACTTCTTTGATATCGTTATAATTATACATTTTCGTAAAAATACCTTTGCAAACAGAACATCATATTTATATGAGTTATATAATATTTTTCTGTCCATTGTAAATTAGGTACCCAAGTGTATGAGTCTGGGTCAATTATCCTAATTTGTTTATTTCTGTCAACTAATATGTTATCAAGTGTTAGATCAGTGTGCATAAAATAATGGTCATCATTTCTATTTCTGCTTACCTGCAATCCTCCCAAATAAGCATTAGTATAAGACTGAATGGATCGTATAACGAAGTCCTTATCAATCATTTGCCAATTAGAAGGATCTTTAATAATATATTCTAGGTCACCAATAGAATCAATGTAATCCATAGTAAATGTTTTATTATCAATTACATTATGAACTTTTACATACGTGCTATTATCGTTGCGTACTAGGTTGTAATGATGTAGCCAATCATCAGATACCTCCTTATTCTTTAGAGTCTTATAAATTAATCCAGAGTCTGTATCAAGTTCTATAATACTGTTTCTTGATTCATGTATTCTTTTCATCTAATCATCCGATAGCATTGTTTAACTAATAAATTACTTATATCCAATTTTCATAAACCTGGTGTAATCTGGTAAAAATAATTCACCTTCAAATAATGTTTCTTTCATTGGACAACTTCTACTGAATTGCGAAATACTTTTTGAACAATTTACATGCTCTACAACTTCAAAATAATCATTGCTTTGTAATATTACCAATTTGCCTGTAGGTATTTTAGAATACCATTCAGAAAAGTTTTCTATATGTTCACAACTTGTATTTATAATTGTATTAGGTGAATCTATAATAGGATAGCTCATTCTATTGTTTTTGTTGGACCAATACTGCCACGTATGTTCATTATAATTTATATCTTGTATATCTTCGACTAATGCTTTAAATTGCCACTGATTTTCAAACCAAGACTTATTGAAGGTTTCGGCTATGTCAACAGTTGTTTCATCAATATCAAAACTGCGGATTTTATCTACCTTAATATCGCTTTCAAAAATCATAGTAGCAAGTGTAGCATACCATCCTGCGCACAAAAACACAGTGCCGAGATCTACATTACATTTTTTAAGTTCATGCACTAACCATAATTTACTTTGTAATTGTCCTCTGCTGAAACAATCATTCCATATTTCTGTGTTATTAACAAAAAAACTTTTGAAAGCTGCAACAAATTGAGTATCGATTTGTTCACTTAATAATGGCCATAACTTCCAGGTATTATCTTCCATTATTAATTTGCGTAGGTCTTCTTTGTTTTTGTCAGTAACTAAGCGGAATATACTAGATAAGTCCTTGTCAGTATAAGACCTACGTAAGTCTGCAAGTTTACTTTTAGTAGGAAACAGTAATTCAAATCTATCTAATAATTGAAATGTAGGAAGCATTTACTTAATACCAATTTTCATGTAATGATTTATTCCATTAATTTTTTGTACACCTGAATATAATTCTGATGTCAATTGAAACTTACGATTGAATGCTATTGAACTTGAGAATGGCCTATGTACATTGTCGCCACCACTCCCAACTAAAACAACATACCGATTGGTTGGAATCATCCCCCACCAACTTTCATAGTCTTCAATATTACTAATGTTGGTATTAATAATAATATTTGGAATTTCATTAAATGGTTCACTTATACTTCCGTCCGGTAAAGTAGTTACAAATGTATTCTCAATATAATCTAGATTAAATATATCCTGTGTGGTAGATTTAAATTTCCAGTTTTGTAGCAATTCATCCTTCATCATTGAATCTGCTGCGAATTGTCCCTCAGGGTGTAAATCAAAACTACGAATATTTTCAAATGTCAATGGACTATCCATAAGGCATGCTCCTATTAACCCAATACCACCATCTAAAATATAATTTGTTCCCAGATACTTTTTTGAAAATGCATTGGTCAACTGAGATATTACCCAACTGTGTACTGCGCCATTAGTTTCAGTAAGATATGATGTCATGTCTAAATTAGGAAAATCATATATCAAATCTTTAATTCTAGATACTAACTTGTTATTCTTCGAAACATTTATATTATTATAATAAGCAAGGTAATCCATTGCACTCCTATAGTTACCAAGTTGCTGCGAAGGATTACTTTCTGTATATAAATTACTCATATATTGATAATCATACTTCTCTACTTGCGAATTTACAGATACTATAACACTAGGAGCAGATACCGTTGCATCTGTTTCTTCAATTATAAGTGTTGGATTTGATCCGCTATTTAATTCATCATATAGAACTGCGTTTGATTTTGTAATATTTGTTTTTCTTCTTGCTACTCTTTTGTTTCTAACATTACTCATAATATCTATCAAACCTTTCTTTTAACCATGTATAATCATTTATTTTATTTAATTCTATGATGTTTTCTTTATTTTTTTCACCATAATCGCTACCTTCGATTGCTCCTGCTATAGCATATTCGCCATATGGTTTACCTTGTCCCACTCGCGTCCAGGTCTGTAGCCTGTCATTGGTTTCACTATTAACCTGCCCTTTAATAATCTTACTAGACAACTTAGTACATTCTCTAAAAGCACTTTTCCAAGTGTTAAAAGGATCAGTGTTAAAATTAGTTATGTTAGATATCTCTGGCATCAATTTAAAATTATCTGATATACTGGTAGTAAAATCTATATTCCAGTCACTTGCATTGCGTAATAAATCAGTTGGAAATAGTTTAACACCGCCATAACCATAAACCAAATCATTCACTGGGTTTTTAGATTTCCATACGTGTACTACTTCCCTATCCCATATGGGAGCATAATAATCAAAATTAAAATCATCAGTGATTATTGCATCTGCATCTATCACATAAAACATATCAGTTTCGGCAACAAATGCTGCTTTTTGATGTGCATTAAAAATTCCAGTGACACCGTGTACTCTTTTCGCAAAAGGAAATCTTTTTAATATTATCTGATAGTTGGCATCTGCAAATTCTTCATCATAACTTAAATAAATTATATCATGTTGTTTATCGACTATTTCATATTTAAAAGTATCGTGTTGAATATATTCACCAGATAATATACATATACCACCTGTAATCGTATCAATATCATAATTTTTATGTATCAATTTAACACTGATGTCATTACCGTATTCATTTCTAACACCAGTGCTCCATATATGAGGAAGTTCCTTGTCCCATTCAGTAGGCTTAAAATTCCAATCAAAATCCTGTATAGTTATTTCACTGTCAATTACCCAATAGTATTCAGTATTAACACGCTTTTTTATTTCTGTATATAAACTGTTTATATCAGATAAGTCATTTAATTTTACTAACTGGGCATTCGGAATTTTTTCCAAGACTGTTTTATAACGTTCAATTAAATGAACAGATAAGTCATCAGTTATGAAAAAACAATCGTATGCCATAGGTAACCTATAATTATAATTAATGCTATTATAACAGATTAATCGTCAGATGTAAAGACTTTTATATCATAATGCTTAGAAAATTCTTGGGCATCATTTAAATCATTGACAATTGGTTGACCTTTAATATTTAATGACGTATTAACTAGCATAGGACAACCAGTCTTTTCTTTAAACTTGGACAACAATGTATATAACTCTGGATGCTGTTGTTTATTAACTGTCTGCACCCGTGAGGTCCCATCTGCGTGTATGATTGCAGGGAAATCAAGCGGATACTTGCACTTAGCAACGAATTGCATATAAGGTGAACTATTAATGTTTTCTGGCATTATGAAGTAATCGTGTACATCTTCTTCTAGTATCATAGGCGCGAATGGTCTAAACTTTTGCCTACGTTTGATTTCATTCATACGGTCTTTAATTGTGTCTCCGCGAGGATCAGCAGTTAGAGTACGATTACCTAATGCACGTGGACCAAACTCTGCACGACCATTTGCAATGCCAATGATATCACCATTAAGTAATGCATTCAATGCTTTCTCTACTGGATAACTACCTTCAATGTTATGCCCTAGATAAGGGGTTTCCCATTTGATTCTTGTATCGAAAAACTTTTGTGATGCACCGATACAACTACCAGCATCGCCAGGATTAGGCATAATCCAAACATTTTTAAATCTTTCTGTTATTAAACTATTTGCACTACAATTAAGAGCGCACCCACCCATCAATACTAAGTTAGTACTGAATGTTGTCTTTTTAATATCATCTATAATTACAGATAACATTTGTGTGTATATTTCTTGTGTTGCTGCAGCAATATCATAATGATCTTGTTCAGTTATTAATTCAGGTAAAAAATCTTTACACCCACGATGCAGATTCTTTTTTAGGTTGACCACATGGTATAATTTACTACTATGATCATTTAATACTATTCCAAATTCATCATACATATGTTGAATTATAGTTTTATTATTAACTTCTCTATTAATATCGCCATACGCTGCCATACCCATAAGAATATATTCATCTTCCTGCGGTTTTAATCCTAGTCTATCAGTCATTGCACTATAGAATAATCCGACACTGGCTGGATATGCTTGCGAATAATATTGCACAAGATTATCATTTTTGCCACGCCATATGCTCAATGTTTCCAATTCACCTATGCTATCTATCACTGCAATAGCCGCATCATTAAATGGACTTGTAAAATACCCACTTGCAGCATGTGTATAATGGTGTGATTGATATACTATAGGAATATCTTTTAATTGTTCAAAGTTTTTTAAATAATTACCTGGCAATTCTTTTAAATCAAATGCAAGTGAATATTGTCCTGCAATCAACTGTCTCCATTTTTTAATAAGTGGCTTCTCATACCACGCTATTACATCAGGCTTACCATATGATAAGGCTTCTTGAATTATTTCTGCATTCAAGTTAGGGTCATTTTTTATTTTAGAATAGCGTTCACTATGACTGGCAAAAAGAATTTTGCCATCACAAATGACGCTGACCGCAGCATCATGGTTTAACGCACCTGATATTCCTAGTACAATCATTTGTAAATGAACGGATCACGCTTACGAAGTTCGTCTAGTCGTTTTTTTAATTTCTTTTTATCTTTATATCGTGTATACGGATACATTATTATTTGCCATATTTTTTTCATTTTTAAAATATTCCCATATTTACTAGTGTTATTAATATTATTACAGTAAAAACTTTTACTATGAACATTTTACCTATACCTTTTCCGGTATCTTTAACTGCTGGTCGCCAAGTTTCCCATCTGCCTATTTTTTTCCATTCTTCTTTAGATGTCCATAACCCGCCCACATGTTTGAGCCACTGTTTGAAGGTTTTGTCATCATGTTTCTTACGTTCAGTATGCCACGCATCTAATATTTCAAAAATAGTCTTAATTCCCATGTTATCATTCTCAATTAACGTAATGTATTTCAAACCATCCTAGCATAACTTTACCATCTTCCGGAGTAGCGTTAAACCATTCTCCCTTAACTCTTTTGTGTGCATATTCCTTATGCAATGTTTTTTCTAAATTTCTAACTTCTTTTTCTTCTACTAAGATAGTATCAATTAGTTGAAGTTTGTTGGGATTTCCTGTTTGTAATGTCTTCAATCTTTTTTCTGGATTATTGCTGAAACCAAACTTACATAAATCTTTGCCATCTGATATGCAATATATATACATTATCCATTGCCTTCACGTGTTCGTTTAATATCATCGAATATGATGTTAGCCCAGTCTTTATGTGCTACATCATTGGGATGTAGAAATTTTTCATCGCCCTCTGTATTATAATATAGTTCTTTATCATACATGTAAGTAAAGAATGTTTGTTCTTCATATAGATGCCGCATATCAATTTGTTTCATAACATTCTCCATCTCGTAAGTCTTACATATTTCAGAAAATCTGGTGGGATCAATCAGATTGGGTGTTAGGTTTAAAGAGTTAAATAATACATATTCTAGTTCTGCATTTTTTAAAAAGTTCTGCAGTGTAATAACATTAATAAGATATTGGTGAAAGTCATATACAGGTGACCAGAAATGTTTCATATATAATGCATTCAGTTTCTTTAAATCATCATTTGTACTAGCATCTAGTCTTATATTGCCATGATATTCAATCGCAGGAATATTATGTATTAATAAATTTTTATCTTCAATAAAATGTTCTTTTCTATTTGGTGTTGTTAATCCAATTGCAACAAATGGACGTTCACCATTAGCAAGCATATCACTTATTGTTTTAATTGCTGTGCGAACAATATAGAAATTAGAAACGCCTCTATCTGCCTCGGTTTGTGTTTGTTTTCTATCAAATCCTAATAGTTCTGCCAATTCATAAGGCCAAGCATTTTCTTTATTTGCTAGTCCAGTGCCGTATGTAAAACTACATCCATTTGCATATAACATATTTTATATATCCTTCTTTATTATATTCGTAGTTATTTATCCTGATAAAAGGGTTGACATTATAGACGAATCACTTTATAAAGATGGTATAAGTTAGATAGGAAATCATCATGCATAAGAAAAACAGTTATTTCTTCAAAACAAAAGAAGAGGCTATTTCATATATCGAAGGTTTCAATACAAAAGAAACTGGGCGTCCAGACCGTGACACTTACATTCGTGGTCCATTTACACACGATAGTGGGCATGATGTTGGCGATCCAAATCGCCAAGTTGGATTTGTTGTACACGTAGAAAAATATAGTTGAGGATGATTAAGATATATCAAAAAACTATTGACAATGTAAACGAATCAGTTTATAAAGATAGTATAAGTTAGTTAGTTAAGGAGAACAGTATGTGGTCAGTATCAGCAAAAAACTTTGGTGAAAATGCAGATAGTATGCATGTCAGTGGGTTATCATATGACAATGCACGTGCACTACATTCCAATCTTAGCAACAGTGGCGAATGGGCTGAAGTTCGTAGTTATAAAGTAGAGGCGTCTTAATGTATATGGCATCAACATTTAATAGTTTTTACAATGATATGATTGGATTAATCAGCATTGAAGATAATAAAAAAGAAGATGGTTCTATTGAATGGAATTTTGTTGATAGTGATCTTTTTGAAAAATGGCAAGTTATCTTAGACGGAGAAACATACTCTGAATATTTTGATCGTGCAGCAGATGTAGTGGAAAAGATTCAATGATTGATCCAATTAAATTTTGTAATCCAGAATTAAAAGAAAATGGTGCTTATGTTAAACCAAAAACAAAACAAGAAGTTCTTGCTTTGGCAATTGCAGCACAACGTATTAACGGCGAATATTTAAAACGTGGTGGAAAGTCTGACTTTGTTATTAGAATCGAAGATGGTGAAAAAGTCCAGCGTTATACCCGTATTAAAGAAAGTAATCGCCATGTTATCCAAACATTAGAAGAAGTAGTTCCAAATATTCTAGAAGATACTGAGTTATTGAATGAATCACAATCAATGCTTGATAGTCTGAATATGGAATTTATGTTCAAAGTTCTGGGTGATAATATGAATGATTTTGAAACCAGCATCCATGAATTTCTGGCTGAGAATGATGATGAATTATATATTCAAAAACATATGGGCATTATCGCTTTTATTCCAGAATATGTAAAACGTGATACTAATAAAAAAGAATTAGAAGAACGTTCGGTTGGTTCTGAATACATTGGAAGTAAAGGTGATAAAGTTACTATAGATATTGAGATTATTTCTAAACGTCAGGCAACTGCTTGGGCTGGATGGAATGTAAATGCTATAACACCTGATTCCGGAAATCGTGTTTCATTCTTTACTACAAAAGATGAATTATCAGAAATAACAGGTGTTTTTAGTATCACTGCAAAAGTCAAAGATTGTAGCACAGTTTGGGGCAATTCAGATATCAAGGAGACCCGTTTGAACTATGTGAAGATTATTTAAATACAGCAATCATCTCACCCAAATACTCCCGGATCCGCTCCCTGAAAAGCTTTGGAACAGCCCATTGAAGGTTAATTCTGATGACCCATACGAAAAAAATGTATCACCACAATCTCCACAACCAAAAGATATACTTCCCATTTTTTGATGTATAGTAATTGGATTGCTATTCAAGTGCAATGATATAAGATTACTGTATGGAATATTTACGGCTGTTTCCACTGCATTGAATTCATATGCGTTAGTTAAATATTGGATGTGAGGGTAATCCAACCATTGATTTTTAACACCATCAAAATCATTTGCTAGTACTTTAAAGTTATAATATTCATCGCTTCGCATTAAATTTATATCATCATCTGATATTTTTACACCATCTACTGCATTTTGGTTCAAGTGTAATCTAGAATCACTACTCACAACTACAACGCAACGCCACCCATCTATTTCTTCATATAACATGTGTCACACTTATCCCGGATTTCCAATCAGCATAATGCATTTGACCAGGCTCCCATTTATGTGTTGCAAACACCAAAACTATACTATCTCTTTTTATATTGTGTTCTAACATATTAACACCGTGCCACGTTCTCTTGTTGCACGGCGCAATAAGCATAGCACTGTTCATGGTATATGGTATCATTCTCACAGTTTTGTACTCTTTTGTACTCTCGTTTACTTCATATACGGCAGTGCCTGCTTCAGGGTAATCATTATTATCAGCAAGATATATAGTGAAAGTAAAAATACGAGTTTCACCATCTTCATGTGGTTTTAAAGTGTAGCCTTTGCCGTGTGATTGCCAAAAAGCATATATGCTATTAATTGTATCACCGTTTAACGGCGCGCCAGTAAATTTTTCAATAACAGTGTCAAATACATCCGGATCATTAAAATCATCTATCAACATTTTTTGTACTTCTTCCAATGGCGTAGATTTTAATAGTTTATAATATTCATCTGAGAATATATTTTCAATGTGCATCCATTCATATGGTAATTTATTAATTTTAGACTTTTGCAATGCTGTAACAATATACTTGGTATTAATAGTAGTCATTTAAATAATTCCTTTAAGTGTGTCATAAATTATGTCAGATAATATCTTATTCCCAATTTTACTATAATGTCCGTCAGCCAGGCGCATTTGCTTGCGGCTAGTATCTTCATTTCCATATTGATTTTCATATTCCAATATAACTTTTTCACGAATATCAAGGATAGTTTCGTAAATTAACCCTTTTTCTAGAAAAGATTTCTGCAAATTTTGTATTATGCTTCCAAAAATTTCATCATCACTTTTAACATACTCTTCCCAGGGTTCGGAAAAAGAATTTAAATATTTACTCCAATGCCATGAAATTAAATTTATATTGTTTAGCTTACACAATGATGTTATTAATAATAAATTTTTTTCAAGTCGTTTTAAATCTGTTACTGGAGTACAAAAATATTTATAATAGGCGGCATGTATTTTTTTTGAATCTTTTTCGGTTAATGCTCCTGTGCCCGGAGTGTAGAATTTGGGCATCAAAAATAGGTCAGAGCTGGCATTAACCATCTCATTATATAATTGAGATTTCTTATCTCCCCAATCTTTAAAATTTTCTGTCCTTGTTTCTGTTACCCGAGAAATATCTGGGAAATTAACAACAACTGTATGTGCGTTACTGGCATATTCGCAATTCATCCATTGGCACAAAATTTCTACTACTTTATCACTGCCTGCCCCGGGCTTACCTAGATTAATTAATATATAATCATCATTAATCTTATGTTGCATTACATTAGTAATGGAATGTTCGCTACTGATACCGTGTCCGTATGTGAAACTATCACCAAAAAACAATATATGTTTTTTAGATTTTATATAGGCCACATCTGACAGATCTGTTCTAGTATCATAATCACTAGTATAACGTTCTTCGATATTTGGGTCACCATGATGTATTATCTGGTCTAATTGTCTATATCCATAATTCTTCCATTGTTTTTTCCCATCAGAAAAAAGTGACCACAGTGTTGGATTATTAATAATATTATTATTCATAAGATTATTTATACTGTTTAAATTATGGAGAACTCGTAAACGGAGGCACCTTACCTAATAATTTTATATTGTTAGATGTAAGTAGTATTTCTTTCCACATAGCAAAGTCTTCCTCAGTGTATCTAAACTGATGCCAATCATGTATATTACTATACCAAAATAGTTTAGATGATGCATCATCCTTAATAATATTATTAAGTGTACTGATATCACTAACCGCATCTATTCTTATGTATTCTTTGTCAATTTTGTTATATGCTTGAATAAAATCTTCCCATTTATCCTGGATGTTCAAATATTCAAGTTGCTCGCATAATACATCATTTGCTTCTGATGTATGTCTACCTTCGCCCATTGCAAACCATACATCTGAATTAATATCTTTTTTATAGAATTTCGCAACATCTGTTAGATTTCTAATTTTTGGGTATAGAAAATCAAAATACATTCTAAAGTCCAATGCAGTTGGAACAACATCAATATATGTCATTTTGAAATCTCTTCCTGGCTCCCAATCCATACACGCTTGGTATACACATTTAAGTCCACCACACACACTAATATAATGTGTTGCATCTGATGGTACTACATCTTTAAGTGTTTCAGTATTAGTCAAATAAACATTATTATACAATAATGAATCATCATAATCGGGTTCTTTACGATGATTATGCATACTGTCTGGATTAAATTCTGCTACTATATCCCTTTCGTATATTGATCGTCTTGTATCTGTATGTAAAGCATACACAACTCGTTCTCCCATACGTATATCTAAATCAAAGAATTTACTTTGATAACGCCAAGAACTGAATACTTCAGATAAGTCACTAGTTAAATAAGATTTACTAGGGCGAGGTTCGCATACCAAAATGTATTGTGGACTGAACTTCTTAACAAGTTTTTCAATGAATTCATTCGGAGAATATTTAAATGCTCCAGGTTTCATATAGTATAAAAATCCTGATATAACTATGCAATCAAAATTATCATCAGTGTCTCTTTCTACCATCTCCATAATATCGCCGTTATATATATTGATATTATTATTGCCTTGATACAAAATATTTGCGTATTCTATAGCAGCTGGATCATTATCTATTCCGGTTAGCGAATATTGGTGACCAGTTAAGAATTCATTAATCCTAGAATGCCCACAAGCTATATCTAGAATATTATTACAATCATGATCCATTATAAAGTTTGCCATATGTTCAAACATTGGATTTGCATTCTGGTCCCCCAGATAGTTAAATTTGTATTCAGCCAACAATTGTTTTTTATTATATTCAGTTATTTCATTTTGGAGTGGTTCTGTATAGGGCAATGATGGCAACGGTATTGGTAACTTTTTATCTGGTCTATTTTTATTAATTTTCTTATAGAATTCATCTATTAATCTGTTTCCCAATGAACTAATATTATTGCTATTTTCTATGTAAGACAATGCATGTGAATTTTTATCACGGGGCCACCTATCTAAGAACAGGAATATGCACCATTGCCATACAACCTCGTGTATCATCTGATGATACGAATATTTGGAAATAAAATCAAAATCAATATTTGTCAATTCATTTTCAGATGATAGCACAAAATTACTCATATTACTATCATAACAGTAGTAACAATCTCCGTGTGCGTCAACAGTTGAATAATAGTTATCAATAACATAATTAATAAACTTGTTATTAATATCATCAATATCTATTATTTCATCTGTGTATAATAAACCGTCAATGGTTGAACCATCAATGTAACAATAAACTTCAATACGGTACCAGTCATTTTCAAATTCAATTGGTTCAAGTGCTGCAAAACTAGTTGTGAAATATTGTTCTGCTAACATGTAATTATTTTTTGCAATTTTTTTAGATATACCGGTATATATTTTTATTTTTAAATTCTTACTAATAAGTGTTGCATTAAATTCTCTATTCTTATATGCATATTGATCATTATTTTCCCCTATTAGAAGTGTGATATCGTCTACCAATGAATCAACAATGGTATCCATTTGTTGTTTTATGACAGAATTCAATTCATACATGTTTTTAATTTTAAATTCAGATAGTATAAATTCAGTGACACAATCACGAAGGGTAGAATCAATAAGTATAAACATCTATCTAAATCTCATGTTCATCGTCGCCGCCAGAATATTGTTCTTCAGTTGCTGGATTAGTCCTGAGTCTTGCAGGCATACTAGAAACAAATGATCTATCTAATATTTCTTCCTTTGTTGGTACTATAATATCGATAGATTCAAACCAGTCTGCCAATGGCCCTTTAAATGTTTCTGAAAAATTCTTGCCTCTTCTAATGTCATATTGTGTATAAAAAGTTTTAAAGTCATGGTGTAATTTTTCAGTTTCGGAAGTATTCTTATGAGGGGTCTTTACTATATCTAAATAATCAATAAGTCTTGCAATATTGGCTTTTTCTATATCACCGCATAATTTTTGTGCACGTTCTCCTAAAAACCAATTTTCTAATTGTTCTTTGTATATAGATTTCAATTCAGGAGGCAGAATAGCAACACTTTGAAATGATGGGAATCTAAGTATATTTAAACTCAGCATAGGTGCTCTGTGTTTCCATTTTTCTTTTAGGTCTAACATTTCATCTAAGAAACCAGTTATTGTCGGCAAGCATAATGAATTGATTGTCATCATCATGTGCATACTGGCATTTGTTTCATTCATAACACGATCTATATTATTTTTCCATAGATCATAGTTTAGCCCATCACGAATATATTCAGCAGCATCTTTTGTAGATTCTGCCGATGTATATATATATAATTTTTTTATAAACTGTGCCTTTTCGATTAGTTTGTCTAACACCTTGGGCGACTCCGGTGAAAGATTACTATTAATAGCAAATCTCATTTCAGAATCTTGGTTGGCTTCAAACCAATCAAATAATTTCCAAGTACCAGTGTGCATTATTGGTTCGCCACCGGTCAATCTAATTTCGTCCAATGATTCAGATAATTCGTCATCCCACCATTTATGAAAGGCTTGTATATATGGATTATCTTCTTCTCTCTTGGTTGGGGGTTCAGCCCAGGGAGCGTTTGTTTCAAAGTGGCCACGTCCATCACTCTTAATATCAACATATGGGCCATATGTATTAATATCTTTTACCCATGCAGTGCTGAATGTAGGATTACAATAACTACATTTGAGATTACACGCTCTATCAAACGATATTTCGAGTGTTGTCAGTGTGGGATCATCATCCCATTTCGCTGCTACACTTTCTAAAATTTTATCTTCAGGAACTGTTTCTGTTTTGAAGGTACGATCACTGATGTGATTTTTTCCCATATCTTCAATTTTCCAACAGTATTCGCATTCACTAGGACGCTCACCGTTAAGCATCATTTTGCGCAACTTTTTCTTATGAATAGTATTATGAATTGCAGATGGATTATCTTTTAATTCTTCTAATGGAATTTTGTGACTGGGTGGATGGTGGCAACTGGCAGTTTGGCCGTGTCCTAACCAAATAGTTGCATTATACCATTTCGCTGCACAATAACTATCACTTATAGAATCAATCACACGTTCTTTGAATTGGTGAAGTGTTTCGCCTTTTTTAAAGTCTCTTGCCATGATTTTCCTCATATTCTTCTTTAGATTCATTCCAAAATTCAGTCATTTCTGGGAAGGTATCTAAGAAATTTTTACCACGTCTACGGTCATACTCTGTAAAGTATTCATAGAATTTAATTATATTTGTACTTAATGTTTCATCACTCATATTTATTCCTTGTTTTGCCCAAGATAAATCTCGTTCAAGTTTCAGGACTTCGTAATTTTTAAAACCATTATATGATATATTGTAGTCCTCATTTGACAGCACATTCTGTTTCATAAAGTTGATATTGTCTTGGATCATATCAAGTAGCATATCATCTGCTAATTGTATTGTCATCCAGTCTGGAAAGCGTAAGTATGGAATATCAAACCATATTCTCTGTCTCTTTTTCCGTATGAACGGTGGGTGAACATATCCATTATGATCCGGTGGTTGAAATGAATCTTCATCTTGGTTATCATAACCAAATTCTTCTCTTAAATCTAATATCATTTGTAAGAATCCCCTTAAATTTGGAATACTTAGTAAATTAAATGTATTAATAAATGATATTTCAGTACCACTAGTCTCTCTTAGAAATCTACGACAATTTTCATACATTGTATCAAAGTCTAGGCCGTCACGCAAATATTCTGCTTGGTCGCCCACACTGTCAACACTAACAAATAAACTAAAGTGTTTACACGCAGGTGCTACATACCAATTATTACCAGAATCTGGATTAAATTTATTTGGATCTTCCCATATCCTAACTTCTTCTAGTGTTTTTATCTTTTCTATAAACCTATCAAACAGTTTTGGATCTGGTGGTGACATATTAGATGTGATACTCAAGTCCAACGACGAATTGGGATTACTATTCACATAATCCAAAATCTTAAATGTATTTTTATCCATAAGAGGTTCGCCGCCTGTCATACGAAAGACTTTCAAATCCTTGTATACTGTAGGGAACCATTCCCAAAATGCAGAAACGTATGGGTTATCTTTTCGTGCAACGTCAAGTGGCATCCAGCCTGCCTTTTTTAATGTAGGAATATCATTATGTACTGTTCCACTGGCAAATTTAAAATTACCGTGTTTTTTAATATCGTCTTCCCAGGCGGTGCTCAAGTGCGGTGCACAATAACTGCATTTAAGATTACATGCTTGATTAAAATTAACTTCTACATATCGTGGAGTAATTTTGTGATCGAATGGATTATTAACTACTTCATTCCACGCTTCTTGTGCCCACCATTCACTTGAACGATAATGCCGATCACTCAAACGTCCGCCCGATGGCGCATCTGGTGCATCTTCTACGTTCCAGCAATACTGGCATCCGGAAGGCCGTTCACCGTTTAACATTTGCTTACGCTCTTGCATTTTAAACTCAGTGTTATGTAGCGCGCCCACATCTTTTTTTAGTTCATCTAACGGAATTGCGTGTGTTGGTGGATGATAACAACTATGTGTCCTACCCTGAGGCAAATGCAAACTTACTTGTAACCATTTGGCCATGCACATTGATGGCGATATCTTGTTCAGTGATTCTCTCGCATCAATTGCTTCGTCTTCGTATTGTCCCATTTATCTATCCCAACCTGTTGATTTTTCCGTTGCTAATGGATTTGGTACTCTTTTAGGATTTATGTAAACCAATTTAAAAAAGTTTGACATTTCTACAGTTGGATCGCATAGTTCCATTCCCAACATTTCTACCAATTTATCACCTACATCTAATGATTCATCATATAGTAAGTCAGTGTCAACTTCAGAATTATCAGACAAAAACTTTGGATATACTTCATCATTGAAATAAGACTTGAACCAATCATAATCACTAATACTTTCAGTGATAAAGGTTTCATCAAAGTTTACACGGTAACATCCTAGACGGGCGCCATATATTGCCCATAAACCATTTTCTATATCTGCGCCAACATTACACCAAGTAAGCAATCGGTGATAATTCTTTGGCCATACTTTAGTTTTAAATTTAGACGGTTCGATGATTTTGCCTTCATCTAATGACATCTTAACACCTTCACGAAAGCCGCTGCGGAACGCTTGGAATGGCGATCCACTATTGAATATCATTGAATAGGTGTTATTCATCTGTTTATAATCTAAATCCCAACAGAAGTCAAGTTTTTTCGTTTCATTATCTGCATTTTCATGTGTCTTCATATCTAATACAAGTTGTACAGGCCAACATTTAATGCCACCGTTACCATATACTAAACCATTTGTTAAATTCTTTGCTCCCCAAGATATTACACTTTTGCTTAAATCAACATTAGTAGGAAAATTTAATATAAGGTCGAAAAACTTTTTGTCAACTATGTTATCACCATCAATAGTTATAAACCTATCTGATTTACTTGCACGGGCACATGCCTTGTGAGCATTGTCAAATCCCTTGACCCCATCAATTCGTTTTGCATGTGGATATTTTTCTAATAAATCAGCATAATGCTCTTCTTTATTTGGCTCATCATAACTAAGATAAAATACATCCAAGTCTTTTATAATAATGGCAGTCATGTTACTCTTTTATCCTCTATTGAATAAGTTTCTAATATTTCTTCAGTTATATACATACTTATATCATTATATTTATGTATGTAGTTAATTGTATATTTTTCACCAGAAATTAACTTTTCATAATTTAAATTCAGAATATCAATTATAAAATCTGGTTCGTCTAGTAACGTAATATAGAAATTTTGATTTAACTTAGCAAGCAATGTAGTTTCTACTAATATATTTTTAGTTAATTGAAATGAAAATCCACTATCTATAATATCAATAACGATTGTTGGGTTATCACGTGGTTCCAATTTTTGTATATTGTTTTTTATAGATATAACGTGTTTTCTATCTTTTTTGACAACATAATAACTTAGAGTATCTTTTTTGTAAATGACATGAAAATCATCAATTTTCTGTGCACCATCTAATAACATACTAATATCAGAAATTTTGAAGTATGCATATGTATTATTGCTATCTGCTAGTATAGCGTTTTCGAATGATTTGATTTCACCATTGTCATCAAAATAAACTATTTTGTAATCATCCGAATCTTTTAAAGTTTTTATACACTCGAACATAAAACATCCTCATATTTTTCAATAATTGAATCTGTAAGCCAATCCTTTTCGGTATAATGGAATGGTAATAATAGTTCTTGGTTGTTAACAAAAATTTTTAAATCATCTGTTACATAACTTGGTAATGTTTTATTCCAAGCAGAAGATATACTTGTATTTGGTATATCCTGTATATGGCTTTTCATATGTATAAATTGAGGGACAACTGTGTTAGTAGCAATGGAATTATCAAATGAAAACATCTTTGCAGCAAGAGAGAATGCAACATCAGCACTTATCCAATCTTGACCTTCATCGTTTAAAAATACAGAATAATAATAATCCCAATTTTCCATAATATCTTGTACTAAACGAAAATATTTAAATGATTTTTCAGATTTATTGAAGTAAGTAAAATTACTATATATGTCAGGAAGTTCACAACTTGTAAATTTTTTACGATAGTAATCACTTGTTACTGGTTTATCTCTAAACGTTCTGGCATTGGAACATAAGCATACATCGTATTTGTTTAGTATGTCCCACCAATGGTCAACTGATGCCGTAAATAACTGGTCCGAATCAAGTATAATAGTTTGATCGAATGGTGACATATGAATGTACTTCCATTTATTTTCTATTTTCCATTTCGAAGATGCAGCATTATCTGTCCAGGGTATATCAATTATGTAGTCGAATATATCTGCATGCTTTTGTTCTAATTTATCGCCGGTCCTACCATCAACACATAGACAAACTGAATTTTCTTGCTGTGTAAGTTTTATACTAAGTGCTAATGCATATGACAATCTTAGATGATCAACGTCTGAATTTTGAGCAATTATAATATAACCTCTACTCATAGACTAACTCCGTATTCAAAGAATTTATCTATATTTTTTATAATACTACGTTTGTTCATAATATGCAAATCAGTATTTTGAAGCCTAACCATACTAGTATATTTTTTATTCATCGTAGTAAGCATTAAAATATTAGTAGGACTATCAATTCTAAAGATTCGGTCGGTGTCAAAACTATTCATCAGGCAATGTATGGGCAAGTTTGGAACTATATCATCATTGCCATTTGTAATAATATGAAGTGCAATTGAAAATGTATGGTCATTACGATATAGTTTTGTGTTACACGAATATCTAATATAATACCATTGCCAGTTATTTTTTATTATATCTATCATACGGAATAGCATAGAAGTGAATTCACTCTTTCTAAAATAAAGCAACGTTGCCCAATACATATCAATACTAGTTTTTGATATTTTGGTAACGCTAGATAGTTTATCATTACAAATATCGGTGTAGTTTTTAGTAATCATGAAATCATTTTTACTTCCCCATACACGGTCTAATTCATTTGTCATGACAAAATAATCACAATCAATTACTAGAGTTTCATCATACGGTGATAAGTCATATATGTTGCCTCTGTTAGTGTTGATGAATTTGGCTGCTGCCTTATCTCTATGTGTGTCATGGTAAGTACGCATAGTAGAATCAGTGGGAACTGGTATTTTTATAACTCTATCAAAATATGTATTGACTAATTCCTCATTACCGGATAATGATTCCACATCTGTAACTAAGCATATTTCATCAAATCCAGACAAGTTTCTTCTGACATAGCCTGCACTTGCGCATGCTATCTTAATGTAATCAATATACCCATTATTATGAGAAAATATTATTATACCATTCATTATATTTCTAATGCTATTTCAATTTTGGAAGAACTACGTAATTGTTCATATTGAATATAAAAATCATTTACAACTTCAAAATATCTATCAGATATAGTTTCCAATAATTTAGGAATGTCATTTATCTTAATCGGTAAATTATTTCTATCAAGAATAACAATTGTTGTCTTATTCTGTTGAACCGCATAATTCAAGAACCCAATAAGTTCTTGAGTTATATCAAACGATCCGCCATTTTCATGATGTATTAGCGCACTTGAAGTTTTATCTTGCATAACCTTTTTATTAAGGTTGAAAGTGCGCATTGTATTTCTGTAAGACAGTATATCTTTTATATCTTCCATTACATAATTCCATTATATTAATACTTGTTATAGTATCATGATAAGGTTAAAATGTCAAGATAAATTTAAAATAATTAACTATTGATCTCTGAAATGTCTGATAATACACTGTAGATTGGCATTTCTGTTATAACGCCCAAACCACTAGTGTGTGCATCATCTGCACGTTGCTGTGCTAATACAATAGATAAATCGCCAATAACATACGATCCATTGGTAGTGCCTATAGGATCTGATCCTGTTACTCCAACACCGCAATAAAAATCATCTACATTATATCCATTATTGATATCATTTATGTCACAATTGGTTAATGTAACATCAATTTCTATACTATCATCACCTGAAAGTTTTGCATATACGGTTAATGAATTTCCAAAGAAACTTGGATTTTCTAATTCTGAATAAATTCGTGTATAAATCTGTTGCCATTCAGAAGTTAATCCTGTAAATCCAATACCGGGCGTTCCAATCTGATTAGATGAAACTGTTTCAGAATGTTTAATAATTATAACACCGATCGAATTAAACAGTTCATTCCAAGCAATACTAGGAATATATAATGGTGCACTATCAATTGACAATTCTGTAGAAATTCTAATATCGCCGCCTGAATTGAAATGCCATCGTATTGCATCACTGTCAGCAAATGTAG